TCGGAACTGGCAATGACGGAGCAGGTAATGCTACCGCCATCGTCCCAATCGCTGGTGAAGGTCACTTCTCGACCCGTAGCTACGCTGAGTCTCTGAGTGGTGGAGTTCAATCCGCCCTCGACGCAGAAGTTACTGCACGTCAAACTGCTGTTAGCGATCTCTCCAACCGAGTTGACGCACTTGTATCCAACACGGACGCATCGGCACTTGACTCCCTATCCGAAGTTGTAACAGCTTTTCAACAGGCTGATTCTGATCTTAACGGAGCCATTTCCGCTCTCGGCACATCGGCGACATCCGCCCTTGGTGCTGAAGTTACTCGCGCTCAAGCCGCTGAAGCTGAACTTGCTTCGGATATTTCCGACGAAGAAGCCGCTCGTATCGCCGCTGACAACATCCTGACTGGCGATGTCAGCAATCTCGTTAGCCGCGCCAACACCAACGACACTCGTAGCACCGCTATTGAGACTGCCGCTGGTATTGTCGAAGGCCGTGTTAGTGAAGCTGAAACAGACATTATCGCAATTGAAAATGCTGCTACGACCTTGACTGGCCGTGTTAGCACTTTGGAGAGCGACCTTGCTAGTGAAGTTAGCCGCGCTGAAGCTGCGGAGGCTGAACTTGAGAGCGACCTTGCTGCTGAAGTAACTGCTCGTATTGCTGCTGTTAGCGCAGAACAAACCCGCGCCGAAGCTGCTGAATCCGGTCTTGCTGACGACATTGCTAGCGAAACATCGGCTCGTGAAGCTGCTATTTCTGCGGAACAAACTGCACGTGCTGCCGCTGTTTCTGCCGAAGCAACTGCTCGCGCTGCCGCGATCTCTGCTGAGACCACTGCTCGTGAATCCGCTATCTCGGCTGTTAATAGCCGTGTTGATTCGGTTCTGAGCAACATCGACCCTGCCGCCCTTGACTCGCTCACGGAGGTTGTGTCTGCATTTCAGTCGGCTGATGGTTCCCTCACGGACGCAATCACCAACCTGACTGCAAGCTCGGCCACTGCTGTTGCTGCTGAAGAGACCCGCGCTCTTGCTGCTGAAGCCGCTCTGCAAACTGCTATCGACAACGAAGTTTCTGCTCGCCAAACGGCTATCAGCGACCTCGCTTCTGAGATTGCTAGTGATATTGCTGACGAAGTTTCCGCACGTGAAGCTGCCGTAGCCTCGCTCCAGACTGCAATTGATAACGAGGTTTCTGCTCGTACAAGCGACGTTCAGAGCGTCCGCGACGTTACCGACAACCATGAGACCCGCCTTTCGTCGGCTGAAGGCACGATTGCTGGTCTTGGCACAATGTCAACCCAGAACTCCAGCAATGTAAGCATCACTGGTGGTTCTATCAGCGGCGTTAACCTCCAAGCCTCCAGCATGGAAATCAGCGGTGCAGGTTCAACTGCGCTTTTCGTTGGTGCTGCTGGTTCAGTTGGTATCGGAACTGAAACTCCTTCCACTGCGCTCGACGTTGTTGGATCGGTCACTGTTTCGCAAAACATCATCGGTTCTGGAACAAGCACACTTACTGGGTTCATCCTCGGTGGTGGCACGTTCTAATCTGAACTAAACTAAATAACACCCTGCCGTTACAATGCGTAGCGGCAGGGTTATTTTGGCAATCTATTTTTTAAATATTATGGCACTAACAGACAACCTTCGCGCTTTTTATAAACTCTCCGACCTCACCGACTCCTCCGGCAACAACCGCACCCTCACCAATAACGGTAACGTTTCTTTTGCTTCTGGTAAGCTTGGAAATGCTGCTGTGTTTGATGATTCTAATTGGTTGGAATCTCCAGCTAGTATTCCTTTTGAATCAAATGCAACTGTTTCTGTTTGGTTTAAGCCAACTGTTCTCGATAATTCATATGGAACAATTGTTGGTTTTTATCCGGGTCTAAATATAGCAGCTTCTGATGCAAACACAATAAGCGTTGATGACTTTACTCAGCCATTTATTAGTGGCCCTTCGTTATCTGTAGACACGTGGTATCACGCTGTGGTAAAAGTACAAAGCGGAGTGTGTTATGTTTATGTAAACAATTCTCTTGTTGCATCTGAAGCAAGTATACTACTAACAGGAAATTCATTTAGAATTGGTGGAGAAATTGGATATAATTTCAACGGACAAATCGACGCAGTTGGCATCTGGAACAGAGCATTAAGTGATGCAGAAGTTGCAGAACTCTATAACAACGGAACTGGTTTGGAACTTGATGGCGTTGCTCAACCAACGCTTGTCAAAATGCAAGCTCCAGTTAAATTCTTCGGAAAAGTTAAATTTGGAGTCTAAAATCAAATGCCGTCCGAAACCGAAATCCCATCACGCATCCTCCCATTGCAGAGTTTAATCCCCGGTGCTAAACCATCAACTTCTCAATGGATCGAACGCGAAATTGCGATCAACGTGACGGACGGCAAGATTTACGTTCGGGTTGACGAGGCTCCCATCCTCGTCGCCGAGCGTATGCCTACACCACCAAGCGACACAGGAACATTTGCACTTAAAGTTGTAAATGGAATTTACACTTGGGTTGAAGAATGAAATTCCTTGTTTCCATATTTGTTATCTTACTGACAAGTTGCACATCTACTCCCCCAGTAGATCAACCGCAATTCGTCGGTAAATACAAAAATGCTTGCTTGCCAGAAGCAATCGCCATGACACAAGCATTGAAACAAAGTGGGATTCAAGCAAAAGTTCTTGTAGTAAATACTCCTAAGTTTAGCCATGCGTTGTCATGCTACCTTTATCCAACAAACCAAAACAAACTTTGGGTTTGGGATTCATATTGGAAAAGCATGAACCTTCGCGCATGGTGGGATAATTCTGATTCGGTTGCAAAAGAGTGGCTGAAATGGTGCAGTGCAGAAACCAAACTTACGAGTTCTCACTTTATAGAAAACTAATTTTATGATGGAGCAAGATGACATTCAGCGAACGCTCGGAATACTTTCCGGTAAACTTGATCTTGTGTTAGAAAATCAAAAAGACTTTGGCAGTAAATTTGCAGATTTTGAAAAACGCTTGCGTTCATTAGAATCTCATCGCGGCTACGCATTTGGTATCATTGCAGCAGCAGCATTTATCTGGACAGTGTTTTTTGAATTTGTCAAAAACAAAATTACCAATTGAAATTTTTCTTGATTATTTTAATTTCCGCTTGCATGATTGGTTGTGTTAGTATATTAATTCCACCAACTGGAAAAAATGCAGGTGATTTAGGAAAAATACAAATTTCTTTGCAAGTCAAATATTTCCCAGTAGAACAGAAAATAGATTGGTTTAATCCAATCATTCCAGAACACAAAATATACAAAGACAAATGAAAATACTTGATTACATACTTACTCGTTTATCTGAAACATCCACTTGGCGCGGTGTAGCTATGATTGTTGCTGCATCTGGATTGGCTATTGAACCAAACCAATTCAATGCAATTGCAGCGGCAGGAATTGCTGTTGCAGGAGCAATCAATGTGTTTCGTCAAGAGAAAAAATAATCATGCTTCACAAACTTATCGCCATCGCTTCTGCTGAAGTTGGCGTGAGGGAAGAAGGCGGAAATAATCGTGGAGAACGAATCCGCGAGTATCAATCCGCAACAGATTTAAACCCCGGAGCTTGGCCATGGTGTTTTGATGAATCGGTTGAAACACTAACAATATCTGGTTGGAAAAAATTATCAGCTATTGATAAAAAAGATATTGTCGCTCAAGTTGATTCTGATACCAGAAGCGTTTCTTTTGTTAATCCAATAGAAACAATTCATGTTAATAAAAAAATTCCAATAGCGACAATTAAAACTCGATCCTTGAGTTTCAAATGTGATGCAAATCATAAATTTTGGGGGCATTGGAATACTTCAAAATTCAATCGCCATCCAGAACTTCGACCAATATCTGATTTGACATCATCCCTTGCTGTTCCAAGCGTAAAAAATAAAAATTCAGATAATGAAAAATTTTCTTTTCAAGATTTAGATTTTCTTGCAGCTTTTATTGCTGATGGATATTTTTCACGAAAAGAAAGGCAGCATCCTAAAATAAGGATTCAAGTAAGCAAGGAAAGAAAAATCCAAGAGCTTAAAAAATTTAAAGGCCAAGAACACAAAAGTTCAAAAATATACGGATCAAGTAAATTTCCTTTGACAACATTTGAATTTACTATTCCAGATTATTTTGATTCCGTTTTTTCTGACTATAAAGAAATACGATGGGATTGGGCGTTAAGTTTATCTGCAAAACAATCTGAATATTTTATAGATAGATATGTTTTTTGGGATGGCACAATAAGCACAAAGGTTATTTCAACTTCCAGAAAACAAAATTTAGATGTTTTTTCGGCTATGTCTATACTATGCGGCAAGCACCCTAATGTTAGACAACGAAAATTTGAAAATAAAAAAACTTGTTACGAAATTACAACAAAAAATAAAAATACAAGGACTTTTAAAAAAGAACACATTTCAATAAAAGAAGAAGAAATTGACTTGTATTGCATCAAAGTTCCAAGTGGAATTATTATCTGTAGAGATTCAAGCGGAACTCCATTTGTAACTGGTAATTGCGCAGGATATGTGGATTGGTGTATTCGTGAATGGTTGGCTATTCCACAAGTTGTAATCTGGCTTAATTTGCAACGGAGATCGCCAGAAGAATGGCGACCAAAGACAGCACTTGCGTATGGACTAAAATCTTGGGCATTACAGCGTCCAAGCACCACTAAAGTATATAATGAAACGCACAAGGCGCAGCTTGGTGACATCGTAACATTTGATTTCTCTCATGTTGGATTTGTTGTTGAAGATACAGGTAAGGAAATTATTACACTTGAAGGGAATACAAATGGTAAAGGCGAAAGAGATTCAACAAGCGGAGACGGAGTTTGGAAAAAAATTAGAAAAAAAAGCCTTGTAAAAGATTTGATTCGCATTCATCCAAGTATCGCATCGATATAAATAAATATGGCTAATATTGCACACAAATGGAAAAAAGTGTTAGCAGTTTCGTGCACACACGCTCGTTATTGTGATTCCGAAGCGTGGAAAGCAGTAATGTCATTTAAGGAAAAATACAAACCAGACACAATACTTCATCTTGGTGACTTTATTGATATGTCTGCGCTAATGGGAAATGGCGCAGGGTCTGGTAATGATGGAGATGAAATAACTCCAGATATTGATACTGGATTAACTCATTTGCGACAACTAATGGCAGGATGCAAAGACCCATATATCCTTTGTGGCAACCATGAAGATCGAGCGTGGAAGCTAACAAATAGTAAAAATGCCGTTACATCATATTGCGCCCACAAAATTATTTCTGCAATTGAAGATACATCAAAAAAACTTAAAGCAAGGTTGATTCCGTATTCTGGAATTGAACAAATTGTTGATATAGCAGACATGGGATTTACTCATGGAACTTGTTATGGAGAATCTGCGGCAAGAGACATGGCAGAGCAATATTGTGATAGAAGCAGGCGCAAAATAATTATGGGGCATACTCATCGTGTAGCCATTCAAAATGCCAGAACATATCATGGTGGAACTTGCTATAATATTGGAACTCTTACTGCTCGCGGAGCATTAGAGTATGCTAAAAATCGCAGAAGCACATTCAGTTGGTGTCAAGGATGGTTGTGGGGCGAGTATTGCGAGTCATTGCATCAATCATCGCTTCAAATCACGCAACGAGCAAAAGGAGATGTGTGGAGACTTCCAATATGACTCCAAACGATTTCCTAAAAATAATCCAAGATAGTATCTATAAACGATACGAGCCAGTTCCTAAAGGGTGGTATTCAATTGTCGAGCTATGTAAAATATGGAATTTAAATTCAAGTCATGCTTCTCGAAAAGTTAGAATGGGAATTGAACTTGGAATAGTTGAAAAGAAAGATTACTTTTTACAAAAAAGTAATGGAGTAAGAAAAGTTCCACATTATTTTTTCCATGACGAAAAAAAGCGTAAAAGCAAGAATTAATGGTCAATTGTGGACTATTAAGTTTGGACATCCCGGCAAGACTGACGGGGTGACTGACGATGGTTGCTGCGACTACGAAAAACGCTTGATTACAATCAATCCCAACTCGCAAAGCAACCTTCTAAATGTTTTATCGCACGAACTAATTCACGCAAGGTTGTCAGATTTACAAGAAGAAACAGTAGAAGAACTCGGAACGCTTATTGACGAAGTTTATTGGCAAGTGCTAAAACTTTCTTTTGACAAAACAAAAACAACAAAGTAGAAAACACAAATTATGTCTTGCGGATGCAATAATTCAACTTATTCCAGCACTTGTTGCCCAGAGGTTCCATATCCTCAAATCTCATCTGAATCAATTCCATCACTGATCAGCAACCTTGTTTACGCTCTTTATGGAACAATAAACAAATCCGTTGTAAATGGACGAGTTGTTTGGGACATTCCATGTGATCCAAATAATACCGCACAAGTAGATCAAATTCCACGGGAAGAAGGCGAGGGACTGTTGTGTTACCTTTTGAGATTGTTTGCTCAATCGCTTGATGGATATGGTCAATTTTTACGCTGGGGATTTACTGGTTCTGGTCAATCTGCGTTTACTTTGACTGGAGCTTACCAACCAGATCGGAATGCTTATTTGGCATATATCGATGGCGTTGTTCAAGACCCGATTAATTATACAATTTCTACTTCATTACCGCGAGTCTTAACATTTAGTGCGCCCATTCCAAGTGGGTCATTTCTAACTATTGTTGAACTTTCCAGCAGGGCTGGAGCAACTGGTGCTACAGGGCCATCGGGAGGACCGAATGGCGCAACTGGCGCAACAGGATTGACAGGTGCTACTGGTGCAATGCCCATGGGCGGAGGAACCGATAAAATATTTTATGAAAATGATATTGTAATGACTGCAAATTACACTATTACTTCTGGTAAGAACGCAATGTCAGCAGGCCCAATCACAGTAAACCCCGGAGTTATTTTGACAATACCATCAGGCAGCACCTATACAATCGTATGAGTCTAATCAAAGCAAACGCAGTCCAAGTAGGACAATCGCCAACAGCAACGCAGAACTTCACTCTGGCAGTGCCATCGTCACCAGACGGAACGATTAAGTTGGCAAGGGGAAATGCAGGCGCAACTACGCAGGATGTGTTGAGTGTAGATGCAAGTGGGAATATCAATGGTCTTGTTAAATCAACTGGAAGCAACACTGCAAGGACGCTTGCTAATCGGTTTGCTGATGTAATTAATTTGAAAGATTTTGGAGCATCAATAAATGATGCGTCAATTACTGCGGCTATAGCTTATGCCATTTCGCAAAACAAAGTAATAGGAGTTGATGAATCAATTACTGTTAAAATTCCAACATCAGCAGCAACATTGCAAATTGCCATTGATAGGTTAACTCCACTAACAAAACAAACAATAATTACACTTCAGATTCAATCTGGTCATTTATTAACTGCTGGATTATCTTTAGAAAATAAAGATTTTTCGCAATTTATCATAACTTCAGTAGATGCGGAAGTTTCAGTCACATTTAATGGTGATGTTCTTTATGGGAAAAATTCAAAAATGCCAGTTCTTTCTTGTTTAATAAATGCAAATACTCAAACAAGTGGGAATGGAGTTAGATTAGAAGGAAGTGAAATGTTTATTTCTCCATCTTGTGGAGTAAAAAATTGTTGGGGAGATGGTTTGAGTGCGTTATATGGTTCAGTTGTATCAGCTAACAATACAATTTGGTCAGGGTCTGCTCGTAATGGGACAACATCATCTTGTATAACATCGTGGGCAAGCAGGATTAGTGCTGAAAATGCTAACTGTGAAAATTCTGGATATTATGGAGCGCAAGCGGCTCATGGTGGAGTTCTTTCATTTAGAAATGGAAATGCAAGTGGAGCTTATCGACATGGAATTAGAGCAACAGATGCGGCTATTGTAGATGCGGATAATGCGATTGCAAATAATTGTGGTGCAGACTTGAGTGGGCTTAATGTTAATGCTTATGAAGGTGGTATTGTTAATTTTGTAAATGGAACAGCAAATGGTAATTTAGCAACCTCTTCAGACTCCGCAGCTTTATTTGCATTTGGTGCTGGATCAGCTATAAATGCAAGAGGGGCAACATCTACTGGAAATGCAAGATGTGGCGCACACGCAATTGGAGGTGGAATTATTAGATTGACTCCTGCAAATATTTCTGGAACAATTCTAAATATAGAAGAAACAGATGGAGTTATATCGAGAGAACTTACAACATCAAGTCAATTATATCCATTAAATGGACTTTATATTCCAACAATAACAAATGTAACAAATGTTTCATCATCAACATCCAGTGAATCACAATGGATGAGGGTTGGAAGGGTTGTTACAGTTTCTGGCAATGTTGCAATAATTCCAACTTCAACTGGAAATACAGAAATTCAAGTTTCATTACCAATTCCAAGTAGTTTTACTTCAATACGGCAATGCGCGGGAGTTGCAGTTCCGTTAGCATATAATACAAGTGGATATTGTTCTATAAATGGAGATACAACAAATTATAGGGCCGTTTTTAGAATGGTTTCATCTAATGGAACCTCTGTTGTTTTAAGTTATACATTTACATATTACATAAGATGAACATAGAAAGCATAACATTTGATTCATTTAACAATGAAATTGTTGTAATGGATGAAAACGGAATAAACAAAAAATATAAAAATTCAAATGAATATTTATTTGATTTTCCAAAAAGAGAATCAGATTGTATCGCTATGAACTGGCCATCCGACTTTCCAAGCAAGCATGACAAAACCGAAGATTACGAAAAACAAACATGAGCGCAAACATTAAAGCATCGGTAGACGGAACACAGGCAATCATCGGCGTAGGAGGCGTTGACCAGATGACAGTCAGCAACGCTGGCGTAGTGACGGCAAACAACTTTGTAGGGCTGAATAGCTCCAGCGTGACAGCAACTGGATCGACTACAGCAAGGACATTGGCTAATCGTTTTGCTGATACAATAAACATAATGGATTTCGGAGTGGTTGGTGATTACAATCCAGTAACTGGAATTGGAACTGATGATACTAATAACATTAAATCTGCTATTCAATATTGTTCTACAAATAAAAAACGACTGTATATTCCGGGCGGAAAAACATATTTAATGACAGAAATAGCAATCAACGCTCCTTATTATGTTGATATGTTTAGCGATCCCGCTAATCGAGCTGTGTTTAAAACCACACTTGCGGCGGCACAAGCAAACGCAAGACAGTTTGAATTTTTAGATTTAACTGACCAAATATCGGGCAGGTCTATTACTCAAAACATAATTCCAAATCAAAGAAAAATATACTTAAATAGCGTTTCTTTGTTGACAGAAGGAATGATTATCCGAATTACAAGCAATGTGTTATGGCCTTATGACAATAGAGGTTCTGCCTGCAAAGGAGAAATACATTTAATTACTGAAGTTGATAGCGTTAATAATTCAGTAACTATTGAGGACAGCACAAGAGATACTTATCTTTTAACTGATACTATAACTGTAGCAGCTTGGCAACCAAATAAATTTGCTATTGAAAATTTGGAATTTGAAATTCCAGAAGTCAATCCTACTCCTACTGGAGACACGGGGGGAGTATTGTTTGATAAAACTTACAACGCTTTAATCCTCAATTGTAAAGTTAGTGGCATTAACAACTATGGTTTTACTAATAGATTTTGTGTAAACACTAGCTATCAAAAAATTCAATGTGCAAAAACACAAGATACAAGCACTGGATACGGGATTGTTGACAGAACAAGTCTTGGCACACACATTACGGACTTAACTTCGTACAGACTTCGTGCGGCGTATGATTCCTCCAACACAGGGGTTCACGGCCCTAATCGGGACGCTGTTGTTGATGGTTTTGTAATTCGTGGAGGAGGAGTCTATTACCCTGATGGAGTAACTACCGCTAACAGAGGTCTAGGGATGCACGGCCCTAGCGAAAATGTGCAATTTATTAACGGATACATTAGTGATGTATCAAATGGCATAAGAGTTAGAGGTAAAAATACATTTATCCGTAATATTACTTTTTCTGGCTTAATGATTACAGGGGTTGCTTGCAGTCACGGCACTTTAATGACAATTTCAGACTGTGCATATGATTCAGTAAATTATCCTAATAAAAATATTGTTATCCCTACTGGGGTTGTTCCTCAATCTAGGTTGACTGATTTTATTAATTTTGGTATTAGTGATAACCCAGATAATAATTGGAATTTTACGCTCCCCGTTATGGTTCATAACAACATTATTGCAGGATTAAAACAATCTGTTGTTAATATTGTATCTCCCGGAGAAGTTAGTAATTTATTTTTAAATAATAATATTATTCAAGCCACTCCTGATGCTGGAATTACAACTTTAGTTTTTTACAGTTCATCTTCAAATAGAGCTGTATATAATAGCACTTGCATAGGAAATCAATTATCTGCGTTAAGTGGTGATATTGCACTAGTTGATCAAGGAGCTTCAAGGGTTTTACTTGGATACTCGGCAACGGCTGCGATAAAAGAAAGGGCGGTAGCCATTGACAACAGATCATGGCTTATTCGTTTAGATAACGACACAGTGGGTAAAATTAGAACTGGCGCATCTGACCCAGAACAAGAAAGGTTAAATTTTATTCTTGCTGGCGATGCTGGGGGAACTAAATCTTTTCTGCTAACTAAAGAAAGCACAAGCAAAACAGATTGGTATGGAACTTCATTCCCAACATTAACAACAACAGCTACACCTGACACACTAAACGGAACAACTGGTACAGACGGGCTTGTAACTATTGGGGTTATGAATAATGGCGATTTCTATATTCAAGACAGACAAAGCACAAGTAGAACATGGCGGGTTACGCTTTTAGCATAAGCTAATTAAAAAAATGAACAATTCTACATTTACCATTGAAGGAATTAATAAAAATAATCAAGTAATAGATGGAAATGGTAAAGTATTGAGTGGTAAAGATTGTTTGCTTGTAAAATCAATTCAAGAAAATGGCAAATGGCTTGCTCCAGAAAACATAACAATAAAAAATTTTGTTGTTAAAGGTTCAGTTAGAATTATTGGAATCGGTATAAATGGAGAAGGAGAATTGGTTAGAGAATCTTCTAAAAACAAAAATCACATAGAGTATTCCCAATCTGTAGCTCCAAAGAATATTGTTTTTGATAACATAAAAATAGAAGCAAATAAAAGAACTCCATTTTATGTTGCTCCGGGTTGCACAAAAATCACTCTTCAAAACAGTGAACTTACTGGATTGGCAGAGTCTGTTGCGGTATATCTTGATTGTGAGTCAGCACACAATACGATTCAGAATAATATTTTTAAAACTAAAACCAAAAGAGAAGCAATTGCAATCGATGGTTCCGCTTACAATATTATCCAGAACAATACATTTGAATTTTTAGATTTTGGAGGAATATATCTTTATAGAAATTTAGGGGAAGGCGGAACGATTAGGCATCAGACTCCTAGTTTTAATAAAATTCTGAATAATACTTTTAAGTATAACAATGCGATTTCAGATAAACTTAATCAGATTATTCATCCCGCCATTTGGATGGGTTCAAGGTCAAAATTTATTAAATATTTTTATATGTCTGGTAAAAAATTCAAAGACCGAGATACAAGCAAACCATTTGGATCAAGTAAAAATCCAAATGATCTTTCATCAAATAATATCGTTAAAGGAAATAAACCTAAAAATATTATTGTAAGAGATTGGCAGGTTAAATAATAAAAACTTGACAATACTCTATGTAATAGCAATATTCTTACAAATACTATGAGCCTCTACACACCTTGCGACTCGGAATTTCCGTTGTTGTGTGAACCACTAAAATAATTATGCCACTAACAAAAGCAACAACTAATATCATTAATCTTAATAAAGATACTGATGTAAACGAAGTCACTATAGGAAAAGGTGGTGGCAATTTATCTTCAAACACTGCCCTTGGTAGAGATTCGCTTCGTGAAAACATAACTGGAGCAAACAATACCGCAGTTGGAGTAGCAGCACTTGTCTTCAACGAATCTGGATCAGAAAACACATCGGTTGGAGTGTCATCGCTTCGTGAAAACATAACTGGAACAAATAATTCAGCATTTGGAAGAAGTGCGCTACGAAACAATACTGGAGATTTTAATACAGCAATTGGACATAAAGCTGGCGAGGTAAATACAAGTGGCACAAATAATGTATTTATTGGTTCAGAGTCTTCTGGAACTGCTGGCAATGTTTCTAATCAAGTTAATATTTATAATGGTAGCGTAACTGCAAGATTTACTGGAGCGGCATCAGGATGGACTTTTACTTCTGACGAACGAGATAAGAAAAACATTGAAGATTTGACTATTGGCCTTGATTTTATTAACCAATTGAAAGCTCGTAAATTTGCATGGGATATGAGAAATTCCGATGTAGATAAAGGCAAAGAAGCATCTGGATTTATTGCTCAAGAAATTCTTCAAGTTGTTAATGTTAGCAACGCTAAATATACAAATCTTGTAGATGAAAGCAATTCAGAACAATACACACTTACTATTACTAATTTAATTCCTATTCTTGTTAAAGCAGTTCAGCAACTCTCAGCTAAAGTGGCTGAATTGGAAGCTAAAATTTAATAAAATTATGCCATACACTAATAAAAAAGCCGATCTTCCAGAGGGTTTTATTGACCTTGGAGAAAAAGTTCAATCAATGGAAATAAAGCCAGCAATGGAGATGGAGAAATCTGAGTCTATTCACTATCCTTCTCTTTACTTTGATAACGCTGAAGGATTGAGCAAGCTGCCTAAAGAAGGAACTGCGATGATTCACTTCAAAAAAGTCATGGAGAAAAAAGAAACCATGATGCGTGATGGTAAGGAAGTAAAGCGTCACTGCGTTGAGCTTCAGATTTGCGGAATTAAGCCAGAATCAGTTTCTGAAACAACCTCGACCGATGAAGAAAAAGAAGATGATGAAGACGCTATTGAAATGGGCTTGAAAGCTGCCGCTGGCGAAGCTGAATCCGAAGACAAATACGAAACCGAAGAAGAAGATTAAAATTTATGCCTCCAAAAAACGAGCTTCCAACTGAAGCACCAACACCAACAACAGACGCGATGCCGGGTGAAATGGCCGCACCAACTCCTGACATGGCTCCCGCTGGTGGTCAAGTGATGGTTGAAATGCCATCTGACGCATTTGATGCCATCTACACGCTTGTTACGCAACTCGCAAGTGGACTTGAAACTCTCAAGTCAGATGTTGACGCTCAAAAGGGTGGCGCAATGCCTCCAGAGGGCGAGATGATGCCTCCAGAAGCTGCTGCAATGGGTGCTGATGAAGAGTTTCTGAATTCTCTTGCACAAGAAGGTTCCATGCGCTAATTTCGCGCCATGTTTGTCTCGGAAATCTTCGATGAATGCGCTGAAATTTTAGGATCAACAGATACCAAGAAGGTATTTCGTAAAATTCAGCAGGCAGTCCAGACCTTGATGGAATCTGGACACTGGACGCACACCACAGCGGAAATTGATGTCTGCACTGGATGGGATCGTTGCAGTCTTGCATTGCCTCGCGGAATTGATGTGCCTCTTGCTGTCAACATTGATGGTTCTCCGACATACTTCCGCAATCGTTTGTTCCAATACCATGTGAACAAGGGTGGAGTCTACAATTCCGTTGAGTGGGCATGGGATGATCGAGGCTATGTAGCAACGCTGATGGACATCATTCAGCCTTCACAACTTGTTGCGGTGGCTGAAAGCAATAATGATGTTGGCAAGAAAATTCGCGTTCTTGGCATTGATCAAAACAATCGCAATCTTCGCTCGCAGATGCCAAACGGAATGGGAGTGGATGGTCTTCTCATTCCGATTCACTCGCAACAAGATTTTCAGTATGGCACGATTGCGCCTGATGACGCAACGATTGCAACCCGCAATGTTGCCATTGATCCTATCACGGATTTTACAACAACAACTCCGCATGGCTTGACATCTGGTCAAGGAATATCTGCGAGGGTTCTTACAGGCACAATTCCAGTTCCGCTCAATGATGGTCAAACATATTATGTTGGAGTTATTGACGCAGTTACAGTCCAGCTTTTCAGCGATTCGCTAAACGCTGAAGCATTGCAATACCCAATCGCGCTTTCAAGCATAGTTGGATTTGGAACAATGCAATTACGCGATCAGCGTAATGCTCAAGTGGTAACTTCGCTGGAATTTGCATCTGCTCCATCGTTTGCAATTGACTCGCCTAACGAGGTTGTTTTTCCAACATTGCCGCTTCCTGCGCCATTAGAACAAAAGAAAACATACTTTGCACAACCGATAGATTCGACGCATTTAAACATCTTTAGTTCACTTTCTGACGCGAAGAGTAATAGCAATCCGATCTACACAACAGGTTCAATGTCACCAATCGACATTGACATCCGCAAACCAATTGTTCCAGAAACAAAACTTGTTTTTAATGTAAAGCATTATTTTAATGACGGAGATCAGGTTCAAGCGACAACCAGTGGCGGAACATTGCCTCAACCATTAATTGAAAATCAAAATTATTTTGTAAATGTAATTAATGACACTTCAGTTTCTCTTCACGAAAATCAAGCTGATGCAATTGCGTCAACATCAACAAATTTTGTAAACCCAATTAAAATTACAACTGCTGGAGTAGGAACAAATTCTCTTGTAAAATTACTTCAAGCAACAGCAAAATCTGGTAAGGAAAATCAAATTACCGCTACAGGATTAAACATATCTACCCCATCAGGAATCGGAGCTGATTTTGATGCGGTTGTAGTTGGGGCTGTAACCTCTACAAGAGTTGTATTTCAAGGAAGCGGATATGTTTCAGACCCTAATATTACATTTTCTGCTCCTCCAACTCCGCCAATAACAAGTCCGTTATCTGGACAACAAAAAACAGCAACAGGATATGCTATAAGAGATACAGTAAATAACAAATTAATAAATATTGTAATTACAGACCCCGGATTTGGATATATTACTGCTCCAACAATTACAATTGACCAACCAACTCAACAAGCATTGGAAGTAACATCAATAACAAAAGTTGGAGCAAATAAAACAATATCTGCTGGTAATCTTACTGGTTCTGGAACTACTGCAACTTGCATTGAAATTAATCATGGATATGCAGATAATCAAGTTGTTACAATAAGTGGAGCGTCACCATCTTATTACAATGGGACATTTACTATAAATAGAATAGATGATGATACATTTACATATACAACTCTTTCAACAATAACAGTAAGTCCAGCAACTGGGACAATTATATCTACGGCATATACTGGAACAATAGCAACTGCAACAACAAATGAAACTCATGGGTATATTGCTGGAGATAAAGTAATAATAGATGGAGCTTCACCATCTGGATTTAACGGAACAAAAACAATTATTTCTGTAAATGCAGGAGCAAAAACTTTTACATACGCTGTATCTTCATTGCTTGGTAGTCCAGCAGGTGGCGTAGACATAACTTCTCAAAAACTATCTGGCTCTCAAGCTACAGCAACAGCAATAATTACAACATCTTTTTTATCTCATTTTACTCAAATTTCTGGAGGTTCTGGATATACAGAAGAACCTCAAATTAAAATAACAGGAGGTTCTGGAAACGGAGCAACTGCAACCGCAAATGTTAGCGGAGGGGTTGTTACAAGTTTGAATGTAATTACTTCTGGAAGCGGATATACTACAATTCCAGATGTAGAAATAACTCCTTCTACTGGTGTATTTGTAAATTTTTCTTCAACTGGAGCATTGCCTTCGCCATTAATATCAGGCACTGCATATAGGGCTGAATCTCCAGACAATATTAATAAAACATTTACAGTTCAAAACACAGATTTTAGCGATGTAAACATTACTTCTGCTGGAACTGGAACATTTTATGTTGTTCTTTCACGATCATTTGGAGTTGATTTTACAAATAATTGGCTTGGAGATTTTACAAGTCTTATAAATCAAGAAATTCCAGTTAGTTCAATCATAAAAACAACTTTAACAACAGCAGAAGTAACAACATCAATACCGCATGGGCTATCAACAAATGATGTTGTTTATATTAATGGAGTAACAAATCAAAATAATTACAATGGATTAAAACAAATAACAATTGTAAATCCAACAAAATTTACTTACGATATTGAAGCACTAACAATAAGTCCTGCTGTTGGTGTTAATATAACCGCACTGTTATTAACTAAAATTTATTTTGGAACAGATTATATTCTTCCAACAACATCTCCATCAATTGATAATGGTGTAACTCCGTTTTATTTGAGTGCCGTATCAAATACGCTTGCAAAAGTATACGCAAATATTGGTTCGACAACGCTTATCAACATTGATTCTTTCGGAACTGGTCAAACATATTACGCTATTCGGACGCAAGTTTCTCCATCTGTTGACTCAAATCTGATCAAGCCTGTAAATCTTGGATATTTAACAGAAGATCAAGTTGTTCAATTTAGTTCATCTAACATATTGCCGACTCCTCTGATTGCTGCGACTAATTACACTATTAAAATTATCGGTGATTCTGTGCGAGTGTATAACGGCGTATCTCCAGTAATTCTTTCTTCAACTGGAAGTGGTCAGTTGAGCCTTGACATTATTCGTGATGTCGTAGTGCAACCATCTAACAACATTGTTGCTGATTCATCGCTTTATGAGACAGGAACACTGCTTGTAGCTCGCGCAAAAGAAGGTGACACACTGCCAACTGGATTGTTGCCGAATACGAATTACTATGTTCGGCGCATTGATAACAATTCTTTCGAGCTTTACGACACACTTGCCAATGCGCGTAACTTGACTTCTACAACTGGACGCAGGACATACACAACAACTGGCGATTCAGTTTCATCCACATTCTTTGTTGATGCAATTTCCGATCCAATCTTTGTGAAAAACGTTGCACACATTGAAAAGCCTCTTACGGACGGATATGTTAGCCTTTACGCATGGGATTACGGACGCAGCAACGACATGACGTTGATCGGGCAATATCATCCAACTGAAATCAACCCGCAATATCGACGAATCCGCATTGGCAAACCTTGTGCATGGGCAAGGATTATTTACAAGGTTACTAATCCAAGAATTACAAGCGTGTATGATTATATTCCGCTTGAACAAGAGCGAGCAATCATTGCTGCTGTTCACGCAGTTGACTTGGAAGACAAGGATTTTGCCGATCAAGCTATGCGCTACTGGCAGATTGCGTTTGGATACCTAAAGAATCAGCAAGAATCAATTGATGGTCACGCAATGGCAGTTCCTCAAATTAATTCCATCTGTTACGCAGAAGGAGATGGAGCTGATCCTGTGATGTTTTAATGAAATCACCGCAAATTACTTCTGGACGGCAGGTAAAAACAACTGCTGGTTGGACTCAAGGAATTAACTCTGTTCGCAATCCTTGGGCACTGCCAGAGAACCAAGTTAAATGGGCAGTGAATTGTCAGTTCCGAGGTGGAATTGCACAGACAAGACCCGGACAATCAATGCGATTGTCATTACCTCCGGGCAATTTTCAAGGCGGCATTCTTTTTCTTGCAAACAAGCAATTCAAAGCAGCAGATGCCACAACATCTACGCAAATTTACGGAACAAATGGCGAAGGCGTTGAAGCGGATGAGTTGCCATACATTGTATTTGCTGTAAACGGCAAGGTTTATTGGAGTCCATTCCCACTAACACAACCTCAGAATTGGAAACCATTCCAATTGACCAATGTTTCGCTTGATCCAAATGTTTCACAATTTTGTTTCACGCTGGCAACCAAATCAGCAAACATTTCTACTGGTGGAGACGTTTCGGTAACTCCATCGCATCGCGTATTGTTCATCCAAGATGGTGTAAACGCTCCTGTTTATTGGGACGGATCAAATACCACTGGAGTTCAAGATGCAGACGTTCCAATTGGATTTTGGATGGCATATTCTGGAAATCGACTTTGGGTTGCTAACAAAAACATTGTGCTTGCATCTGATCTTGGCGACCCTACAAGCTGGCAGGAACGCACTACAGGATCAGGGCGCGGAGATTTCTCGTTTACTAGACCAGTAACTGCATTGGTGAACTATGTAGGTCAAAATAACGATCAGAAATTGTATGTGTTTACAGATCGTGAAACATATGCTCTTTCAAGCGGTATTTACGACAGGGCGGCATGGGGAACAACGCCTAATTTCCAAACTATTTTGTTTGCGAATGTAGGTTGCATTGCTGGTAAATCCATCGCGTTTCAAGCGGGTCAAATGTGGTGGTTTTCTCAAGGTGGACTGGTTTCAGCGGACGTTGCTGGCAACGCTTACCTTTCGTCGCAGGTATTGTATAAAGATGTCGAAATGGTGCGAGCGAAGGCATACATGGCAGGCAACCAAACTGGAATTTGCGCGACATCATTTGAGAATTACTTGCTTTACAGCATTCCGTATCTTGAGCCACTAAATTCAGCCACAATGGTCATGGATTGGGCAGTTGCAGCGGAAATGGGATCATCGCGTCAACCTGCTTGGTGCGGTGTATGGACAGGAACAAGACCCGTTGAGTGGACTACAGGAATTGTTGATGGTCAACCTCGCTGCTTTCATTTCTCCGTTGATTATTCAGCGACAAACGATGGTTCTTACATTTCGCTTTGGGAATCATTTACTCAAAACCGAGTTGATTCATATTTGAGCATCAATGCGGATGGTTCAACGACTGAATTATTCAATCGGATTTACTCGCAAGTTGAAACCGCATTGCTTGGTGATGGAATGGACTTCAAGCAGTTTGTTTACGCTGAACTGGAATGTTGCGAGGTTGGAGGCACAGTAGATGTCAAGGCATCTTATCGAGGCAGCAAGGGGCCATATCAAAATATTCTTGACACGCGCATTTTAGCGGTAACTGAAGACTACCAATGGCAGGATACTCCATTTGCGCCAGAGATTGAAAAGTTTGGTTTTTTGAACACGCAACATCGGCGTTTGATTACTGAATCTGCAACTCGAAATGCAGTTGCTGAAACTTGCGAGTCATATCTCACAACGGATATTGATAAGGGCTTTTCTATGCTCGTTGAATGGTGTGGAGAGTTAGGAGTTGAGATAATTCGGATGTTTCAAGACCCGTGGAGCGAAAGGTCAACTGGTGTTCCAAATTCAAAAGAAAAACAATCTTGTTTGCTTGCCCAAGATGGATCAACATTGACTCTTGATCTTCTTCCAAGTCCGTATGAAATTCCACAAACAGAGCAACAAAGTTGGTATGCCAAAGTTTATCGAACTGTGACTTTGACTTGTCCATCTTTGTCGTCAATTTCAGCAACGGCAGCAGCATCGTTCCTGTCAAGCATTTCTTTTACTCACGCCGAAGAACAAGCTGGAATTCTTGCTCAACAGGCCGCAAATGCAGCGGCTAATCAATACAGAATACTTAATCCTTGCTAATATGCCTTCCATCATTGACGCTTCTGTAAAAGTTACAAACTTCCCAAACCGATTTGTATCACCATTCGGGGATGATCCAGTTGTGCCGCTATATTCTTCTGTTCCAATTCCAATTGATATTGAAAATTGCCTTCCTTGCGTTGTTTGTGGTAACTTTGCCACACGGAACAAAGTTATTCAGCAGCAAGCCGAAAGATTCAAAGGATATTTGCCAACGGAGTTGAGCGGAAATGAAGTTGTGGTTGGAACTAATTAAATAAATATATGAGAACAAGAATTGAATATAAATACGCAAAACATGGATCAAACGAATTCTATGAATTGCAAGATTTCGCACAAGAATTTGACCATGAAATCATCGAACATCCGAATATCAATGTTTACGCGCATTATTCTAATGGCAAGTTATTTGGATATTCTGATCATGTATTTCTTCCTGTCGTCTATCCTGCCTTTCACCCACAACACACGCGACCACAAGATGTCATCCAAGTGATGAGCGATTGGAAGGCGCACTCGCAACTTTCTGGACAACCCGGATACATTGGAGTTCCGCTAATCAATGATCGGCCTAATTTTAACAATGAAATTATGCGTAAATTAGGTTTGACAAAAACAGATCGTGAAATTTATAGTATGACTAATTTTTAATCATGGGTGGATCACAAACAGTTAATGCACAGCAATATTTGAGCAAGCCAGACCCATCGCGTGAATTGGCTATTCAAATGGCAATGCAGCAAGCCCAAGCACAGCAACAAGCAACGCAGGCTAAATTGCTTGATGCTTATTCTAAAATGGCTCCAGTGCAGCAAGAATATGATGCTCTAAAAGAATCTAAACGACTTGGCGAGCTTGGAATGGCAAATGTTCAGCGTTCCCGCGAAATGGAGCAAATGGTTTCTCCAGAAGCAGCACAAATGCGACAAGCTCAAGGCGCAGAACTTGCGAGACTTGCAAGCATGGATAATGCAACTCGCTACATGAATGAATGGGCGCGTAATCAAGGTCTTATTCAAGGATACGAAACTGGACTTGGCAATTCCACTATTGGGCAAGCTGCAACATACGATGCAGCATTAAAAGCAAAGGCTAATTACGACCAGCAAAACCTTGCATTGCAGCAAGAAATTCTTCGTCAAATGCAAGCTCCAGTTGGAGGCATTGATCCATCTACATCAATTTCAGCGCAAGAAGCAAATAAGGCATCTAATTTGCAAGCACTTCAAAATTGGCAGAATGCAATGTATGGAAACATTGGAGCATTCAATCAATCTGTTTCTGATCAAATGGCGCAAGCTGGAGCAAACTTTCAAAACCTGCAACAAAATGCGATGCAAAACAAGTTGAATTACCAAGGTGCATTGCTTGGTCAACAAGCTCAAAACACTGCGGCAGATAGGGCAATGACTGGAGCATACATTCAAGCTGGAGGAAGCGTAATTCAAGGTGCTGCTGGTGCTGCTGGTGGCATGGGTGGAGCTGCAAGCAAAGGAATTTCTGGATATGGTGGACAAACATATGTTCCAAAAACATCTTCTACTGGAGGGCAATTTTACGCTCCAATTAGCGGAACACCTTAGATGATGTTGAATTAATTTATGGCTTATCAAAAACCAGACCCAACAGCAGCACTTCAAGGTTTAGGAATTCAAGCGCAAGGGCAACTTGCGATGTTGCAAAATCAAGCGGGTCTTCTTAAATCCTACGCATCTCAAGCTCCATTGATGCAGTCATTTGATGCCGCAAAAACATCTCAGCAAGCGGCAGAGTTTGGAATGGACAATTTGCAACGCTCAAAGGAGTTTGATCGTTTGCTTAATCCAGAAATTGCCAAGATGCGCGATGAGCTTGGTTCAAAAGTTGCCGAGGCGACTAACTTGGGCGCAACAAAAACTTGGATGGACAATTGGGCGGTCAAGAAGGGTTTGATGAACCAATCTGGACTTGGAACTGATAGCTTAATTGGAAGGTCTGCCGTTTACGACCAAGCAACAGAAGCTGGAAGGCAGGCAAGGTTGCAGAACCTTGCAATTCAACAAGGCTATCTTGCTCAAACTCCAGCACCAATCGGTGGTCTTGATCCAGCATCCATTATTGCCGCTGAACAAGCCGCAAAAGCTCAGAATCTTGTCGCAATGCAGCAGTATCAAGGAAATGTTATGCAAGGAGCGCAGCAACTTAATCAATCAACATCAGATTGGATTAATTCAAACCTTGGACAACTTCAAAAAATCAATCAGAATCAACAACAAAGTCAGCAAAATTACGAGCAAATGATGCTTCAAAACGCTCAACAAAACGCTGCAAGTAGTAACGCTCAAAAAGGACAAATGATTCAAACTGGAGGTGCGGTTGCTGGTGCTGTTTTGGGTGCTGCTATTATTATTTAATGAAACAACTAATAGATACAACAATACATAAAATAAAAGAATGGAACAAAAGGTGGCCGAGAGCAGTAGTTTTGTGGAGCGGAGGTAAAGACTCTACGGCACTGCTGCACTTGATCAAGTTTGGCGCAGGAATTGATCTTCCCGTCATCCAGTATCGTGAACCAAAATTCCGTGAACGATATGCTTATTCAGATCGTTTGATCAAAGAGTGGAAACTGGAGGTTTACGATTACGCTCCAAGCAAAATAGCTATTGCGGATGGCCCAGATGTTGAAACTGGTGAATTGCGTTTTGATTTCGTGAAATACTATCAATGGGGTCAAGGAACGGCAGTATGTTTGTCTCTCGGCACTGAGCGGCCAAAAGAAGGAGAAGACTTCTTGTGTGCCGTTACAGACGTTCTACAGCGTCCTACAGGCAGTTTTAATTGGCCTTGGGGAGCAGTGTATATCGGCACTAAATATAGCGACACAGACTTGATTAAAGGTCATGTTCCGCTTGCGGTTGATATTCGCTATGCTGAAAATTCTCCAATGTCATTGTATCCAATGCGAGATTGGACTGATGAAGATATTTTCCAATATCTGGAAGATAGCGGAGTTCAGCCAGACCCGACGAGGTATGTCAAGGATTACCACAAATGGAAGAACAATCCAGACAAGTCGCTTAATGCAGACTTCTATCCGATTTGCTTCAATTGCGTAAACAGGCATGAAGGAAAGTATGTTGATTGTCCGAAGTTAAAAGCTAAAATATCAAATATTTCTCACCTTGCGCCATACGAAGATTTGGTTAATGATGACCTTGGTTTTCGACCTGTGACATGGAACAAATAAATGAATTAGACTGCAAATCATGCGGTGCTTGTTGTTGTTTCAAATGGTCTTGGCCTGTATTGAGACGAGATCGATCAGACGCAGTAAACATACCTAAAGAAATGGTAAGAACAGATTTTCCGTTGATAAAAACAATTGACAATCGTTGCATTGCTCTTGATGGCAAGGTTGGCAAATCTGTTTGTTGCAAGATTTACAATGACAGACCAAATTCTTGCAGGCAATTTGAACCCGGAAGCGACCTTTGTATAGAAGCTCGCAAAAAAGTTCTTGAACAAAGTTAAATGCCATGCTAACAACCAACAAATTCTTTTAATTTTATGGGTGGAAGTCGATCAAAACCTAAACAACAGCAACAACAGCAGCAACAGCAATCTTCTGGCCCTGATCCAATGATTGCATTTATGTCGATGCAGCAGCAGCAACAAGCCGCTCAAGCTGCCGCTGAAGCTGAACGTCAAAAACAAGCTCAAATTCAAGCTCAACAACAAGCTGGAATGCAGGCGCAGCAACAAGGTGAAGCTGCTGCCAAAAGCGCATTGAGCGGAATGAATGTTGGTCAGCAAGCGCAAGACCAAGCTACTATGGCCGCTGCACAAAAAACATCTGCTCCAATAACGGGAGCAACGCCATCTCCCACTGTTGATGTTGGTCAATATCGTCAAGCATCTCTTGGAACAATGGGAGGACAGCAAGGCGCAGCAGCAATGGCAGCTAATGCTGGAGCAGGCGGAACACAACAAAGAGGCAACCAGTTTCAAGTTCCTGCAACTACTGGTCTAACTTTTGGAGGAGCATAATTATGGGTGGAGGAGGCGGCGGTTCTAAACCAAAAAAACAAACGCAAACTGGGCCTGACCCAATGATGGCGTTTTTAGCTCAAATGCAATCGCAGCAAGCCGCTCAAGCTGCTGCTGCTGAACGAGCGCAACAAGAAGCGTTGCGTCAGTCTCAAATGACTGCTGGGACTCAACGCCAACAACAATCAGAGCAAGCCGCAAGCCAAGAACTCGCCACAATGGGTTCAATGCAGTCAATCCGCGATGCCAACGCACTTCTTGCAGCGCAACAAGCGCAAGCAACTGCTGGACAAGAAGCAACTGGTGGCGGATTTGATTTTAATAAATCGCGTGAAGAAGCACTTGCCAATCTTGGCGCAGCGGCGGGAATGCTGCCAGCTACTGCTGTAAATGTTCCTATGACATCTGTAAATCCAGCTTTAACAGGTCTTGTAAACCAAGGCGCAGGAGCAGCAGCTAAAAAATCAAATATGTTCTCGCTTCCATCTTCATCTGACCTTAAATTTGGTGGCGTTTAATTATGGCAATCTCATACTCTGGCGAAGGATACAAGTTCAATCCTCAATTTGCCAATCTTGGCGCATTGCAAGGATTGCAACCGCTTGATGTCACTCGCAAAGCTGAATTTCAGCTTCAGCCATTGACATACGCTCCTATTCCATCCTCGCGTCCAGAGATTGTGTCTGAAGGTATCTCCAAGGGCATTCTTGCTGCTGTTGGCGGCATTACTGAAGGCATTACTGCTAAATACAAGACAGAGCAGGCTAAAGAGGAGAAACTTGCTGAAAGAGCGCATGACTTGAAAGTAGCCGCTCTTAAAGCAAAACAATACGATCCATATATTGAAGCACTTAAAACAAAAAAATTAGAGTTAGAAACTGACGCGATTAATAAACGAATTGAAGGCTCTGTTCCTGCTGGAGCAAAAAGAAGAATTTATCATTCAATAGATACAGAACCGCTTCCAGAATCAACGGAAACAACTGATGATAAGATTGATTTTAATTTAACTCCATCAGGTTTAGAAACTACTTCAATTCAAGGAGGCGATATGTCTGCAAACATTGCAGATCAAGCAAAAGCACTTGAAGGAATTTCCGCTGAATATTTAACAGCATCAACTGATTCTGGAGTTGGGCCATTTGCACCAATTGAACAACCTAAATCAATGCAACTTGGAAAGGTTTCAACAAGTTTGATTTCTCCAGAACAAGAAAAAGAAATTCAATCAAAGTTTGAACCTTACGGAATTCCAAGTGTTCTTGAAAAAGCACCACAAAAAACTTTGTTGTCAATTGAAAAAGCTCAACCTAAAGAAGAAGTAAAAATAAAACCTCCTCGCGCTATTGATGTTGATACTGAAGAAGAAGCGCAAGCTGAAGCGTATCGTGACATACCCGGTTTTAAAGAAGGAACATATACACAAGAAATTGATGAAAATGGACAACCATTTTATCGCGTTAAAGCTCGTGAAAAAATGAGTCCATCAGAAATTGCCGATCTAAAAAAGAAAGAAGCTGAAGCAAGAAAAGCAGAGTTAGAAGGAACTGAAGGGAAAAAAGAAAAACTTCAACAATTTCAACTTCAATCATTTGAAAATGTAAATCGCGCACAAGAAACGCTTGCTGATTTGGAAAAACATCTTGAAAAAGTTCAAGGAAAACTTGGGCCTGTGTCTGGAAGATTGCTTTCTAAAAATCCATATGATCCAGATGTTCAACTTTTGCAAAAATATCTTACAGCATTGGTTCCAACAATTGCTCGCGGCGTTTATGGTGAAGTTGGTGTTTTGACTCAAGCTGATATTGATAACTATAAACAATTAATTCCAAATATTACTCAAGACCCCGCAAACGCAAAAGCTACATTGGAGTTTTTAAAAAGAGATTTAGAGAGAGCCAAAAAAACTAAATTAGGTATTTGGGAATCAACAAATTTTGATGTTGAGGGATTAAAAAAATTTACTCAAGTAAGTGAACCAGCAGAAAAAGATCAACAAGACCAAATTTCAACTCTTTCAATGGAGCTTGAGCAGGTTCCAGTAGATCAAAGAAACTCTCCAGACTTCCTTGCAAAGCGCAAAGTATTATTTGATCTTGTTAAACAACAAGAAGAGTTGAAAAAGAAATCACAACCAAAACCAACTCCAACTCCTACTCCAGTTCCACAACCAACATTTCAACCAGCGGTTCCTCGCCAGACAGTAACAGAATACGGAGAAACAATAGAATCGATGTTTGGAAATAGATAAAATGGCAAGCATTCTTGACGAAATCAAGGCAGAAGTCGAAGCGGAACTATCTCAACAACCTCAAGAAGAAAAGCCAGCAAGCGTTCTTGAAGATGTTAAGCAGGAGGTTTCGGCAGAACCACAACAAACTCCAGTTGAAGAACCAAAAGCTGATTTTTTTGAGTCTGCCGAAAGGTGGTTAGAACCTGCTCCAACGCAAAAATCCAGCGGAGATATTTTCCTTGGACTTATTTCAAATAAACGTTCAAACGAGCTTGACGATGAAGAAAAAGGTTTGTTTAACGCATTAAGCGATGAGGAACAATACAAGGTAGCTCAATCTCGCAAAGATATTCCGCTTAATGACGCTCAAGCAAGGCGCATTTTTGAGGTTGAAAAGTCAAAGATGCCATCAATTCCTACATCTTGGGAGGATTGGTATAATCTTGGTGGTGATGCTTGGGATGTCGTTAAAAATGTTTCAAAGTTAGGTGCAAAAGTTGGACTTGGAGCAGCGGAATTCGGACGCGATGTTGTCAAGGCAACTGACATGACTGTCAGTGACGAAGAAGCTGCTAATAACATTAAAAAAGCCAAAGGTTCATTCTACTCGTTCATGGCTCCAGCTTTTGAGATTCCAGAAAGCGTAGCATGGGCAACAGCAAAAGCACAAGAAGGTGGTTTTGGTTGGGCGGATGCTGCTGGTGAAAAACTTGGCTTGGTAAATCCAGAAGATCGATTTGAACGCTGGAAAGGACGAAGGTTAGTTTCGCAAGCTCAAGCTGAATACTTCCGTGAACATCCAACTGTTTATAGTAGGATGCTTGATAATCCGCTGGCAAAAGATGCGCTTTCATACATTGCAAAATCGCAAATGGAATCGCCAGAAGAATTGGCAGTAAGAGACAATATTTCTGTTGAAGAAGCAAAAGCTCAACAGGACGCGATGGCGCGTGAGCAAATTGATAATTTGACTTCTGATATGGAGTCTGAATTGCCAGAAGAAAATGCTCGCGTAAGAATTGCTGGTGAGTTTTTGCTTCCCGGTGAGCTTGGAATGGGAACAATGGGTGCTGTTTCAGCGGTTGCAAAGGCAGGAACAGGCATCGCAAAAGGATTGAAATACATTGGCAAATCCGCTGATGAAATTGCTGAAATCAACAAGGCAGCACAAACACTGCGAAAGTCTGAATTTGCAGAAATGCTTAGAAAGCGCACAGAGCGAGCAGAAGCGGTTGCTCAAGGTGCAGGCAAGATTGAAAAAGCGATTGAAAGATTTAAACCTGCCGCTGAAAAAGTAAATAAAGTTCTTGGTAACATTACCGCGCCTGTTCTTGGTGGCGTTGCTGGCTATAGCGTTTACGAAGAATCGCCAATGACTGGTATTTTGAGTGGCGTTCTTGGTGGAGTTGCTGCGAGAGGTGTATTGAAAGGAACGAAGGTTGGTCTTGAAATTCCCACATTTGTTCGTGAGGTTGCAGAAGCTCGTAAGGTTGCACCTCTTGGCAAGACATTTGAGACACTCGGCAAATCCGCTGAAGGATCGGCATTGAAGGCTAAAATTCTTTCCCGTGGAGGAAAGACGATTGATAACATCCTTTCCAACTCCGTTGAGTATGCAAAAACTGGAATTCATGGAACAACGCTTGCTCTTGCTACTGGAGCTTTGGAGTCCGCTGATCCAGAGGAGATGAAGCAAATGCTCGCTGATGGTCTTGCAATCACTCTTGGTGGACGCGCATTGCAGCATATCAAGGGCAAGATGATGGGCAATGACCCTATCATTGAGCAACGCGAGCGTATTTCAGACGATTCTCGCATCCATCGCAGGTATCAAGAAGCTGATCCAGAAACCCAAGCAAACTTGGATCAAATTTCTGACTTTGATAATGCTATTTCTGCAAGAGAAACAAAGCTGAACGAAAGTGAATCTGACCTTGCAAACTTGATGGCAGCTTACAAGGGTTCAGCGGAAGATGCCAGAAAAATTAAACTTGCTCAATCGGAAGTAGAAAAAAACAAGATTGCACTTGATCAAGTAAAACGCGCCAATGTGCAAACGCGCAATGAATTTGGCAGGGAGTTTTTGAAGACATACGCAAACCTTCAAGACATTACCAATGGTGTTATGAAGAGTGGTCAGAACAATGTTGGATTCAATGTTCTTTCGACCGATCAAATCTATCAAAAGTTGCGTAATGATCCAGCGAACAGCAATGTTCCAGACGCTGATCTTGCACAGATGGCAAGCCAAGCTGGATTTTACTCAAATCCCGCACAACAAGGGCTTGCATTTGACCGCAGAAAACCATCGATTGTTATCAATGCAGATTCCATTCGTGAGCGCATCAAGTTGTTTGGTGAATCGCCAACGGAAGCACTGGTTCACGAAACATCGCACTTCATGGATGTTGTTCCAGAGTTCCAAGAAGCACTTGCTCCAGTGCGTTCAATGCTTTTCCAAAACGAAATCCGCGATGCCGCTGGAAACATCAAGGCTACAACTTCTGGTATTTTCTCCAAGGCAAAACTCGTTGAACTTTTTAATGATGGATACCTTCGCCATTTAGACCCGCAAGGAAGAGAAGCATTTTCCAAGCTGAACAAACTTTGGGATGAATCCCGTGGTCAGTTGGATGAAAACAAAGTTGCCAACTACATGAAGAGCGAAGTCATGGCAGACTTGCTTGGAGAAGTGTCCAGCAGGCATCTTGCAAATGATTTGGATTCCGCAACACTTGCCATGTGGGATCGTGCAAGGATCAAAGCAAAGAAAAACTTGCTGGATCGTGCTATCAATCGTTTTTACGGACTTGGAGGACGAGGTGACATTGTTACTGCCGCTAATACACGCGCAGAATTCCCGCCAGAAGCGATGGCGGCAGCAAGAGATGCAATGCGCCAGATCGTTTCTTTAAATGGCGAAATTTCGCCTCCAGCGCAAGAAGCTGATATGCCTGCTATCAGCAAGGCGCAGATGATGAAAAACTCTGCGTTGATCGAGCGTTTCGGAAAAGATTCTCCGCTATTCAAAACAGAGTTTAAAGTCAAGGTATTTGACAAGGACGGCAATCAGGTTGGCGAGTCAATGCCAGTGACAACGCCAAATCCAAGGGAAGGAACATTCCAAAGCACTGATGTTGGAATGAAGAAACTTTCTGGATATGGCGACATTCCAGCGGAAGCGCAAGGACTGCAAGTTCCCGAAGGCGGAACTCTTGTTGTCTCGCGTGATTTGGTCATGGAACCAGATGGGGTAACTCCTGTCATGTATGACGCGAAGGACGCAAAGAAAATTGATGCAGACCGCAAAAAGCTGATTACCGAAGCACTGGATACTGATGATTACGGGACACCTAATCGTTTTGAGCCAGTAGCAGAAGGCTCAGAAACATATCGCGGCACATTTACTCCAGCGCAAATTCAAGCAATCAAGGATATGCCAGAGAGTCTTGTGCCAAGGACGCTCAAAGAGCATATGCTGAAAGTTAATGATGCCATTGCTCGCGGAGATGGAACAAGGTTTATTGTGGATTACGCAGCGGTAATGAATGACAAGGGCAAGTATCAAGCATTCTCGCCAAAGATGTATGACCTTGTGCCAATCGGAATGCACTTGTCTAAAAAAGGCAATTTCCTTGTAACAACGATTTCTGTTGGACGCATATTTGATAAAATGCGCTTGTGGAATGAGCGTATGCCGGGTCGTTTGCGTTTCTGGGACAACAATCTTGAGCGCACATTTGATGATTTCTCGAAGTATTTGAATAACTGGCAACAAGGCAAAGCTGGAGAAACTGGTCTTGATGCCGATCCTCAAGTTGCATTGCAGAAGAAGAACATTTTTAACGACCTTCTGAACCTTTACGACAAAGGAACTGAATTTACAAACCTTGATAGGACAACTATTCCTCGCAAAAAAGGTGATCCACGGAACAAGGATGCTAACCGCACGATCATGTCAATTCGCGTTGACCACATTGCTGAATTGATTCCAAACGAGAACGCAACAAAACTTCCAGTCAATTACGGATTTGCCAAAATCAATTTCATGCCAGAACGCATGGAAGGTGAAGTTCCAACGCAGGAGCCTACTATTGGAGAAAAAACTGAAATTTATCCAAAGATAGGTAGACCTACTATCTCAGAAAAACCGAAAAGTTCGGAGATGATAGGTGCTGACACAATCAAACCCGCTGATCTTCAAACAAGTGCAAAACCAGAAGCTGACTCAGTAATCAAGCCATTCTCCAACGTTTTAGTGTCATCCGCTGGACTCATCAACTTCCTTCCTGCTTATCACGGCACTCCATTTGAAGTGGACAAGTTCAAGTTGGCAAACATCGGCACTGGCGAAGGAGCGCAGGCGTATGGATGGGGGTTGTATTTTGCGCAGGCAAGAAAGGTTGCTGAAGAATATGCAAGAGTATTAGCTAATAGAGATTTAACTGGATACAAAAATGCACAATTAAATGCAAAAGATATTGTTTCAAGGTTAGGCGGCAATGCTGAATATGCAGCAGAAATATTGCGAGATCAGTTACAATCAATTCCAGAAAATTCATTAAATTTTACAAGAATTTCTGATACATTAAAAATGATCGAAACAGGAGAGTATGCAAAAGACCTTGAAGCACAGGGCAACCTCTACAAAGTCGATATCGATGTGAAAGACGAAGACTTGCTTGATTGGGATAAACCATTGAGTGAGCAACCAGAAAGTGTTCGTGATGCGATTACTGCAATTATCAATGAGCGCATTCCAAAAGAAATTGCTGATTCAGCTATTGAAAACATGGAAGCTAAAGGAGGTTCGCTCTACGCTTTGATTTCAGATAGCTTTGGTGAAAGCGCACAGGGAACTCCAGAGAAGCGAGCATCTGAAGCATTGCTTGAAGCAGGAATTCCCGGCATCCGCTACCTTGATCAACAAAGCAGAGCAACAACAGGTGGGAATATTTTAGGTGTTTGGCAAGGCGAACAACGCATGATGGAAGATAAGGGTAGGGGGAAATGGTTTGCTCGCGTTCAAGTTAAAGATCGCAGTGTTGCATTTCAAAACGCTCCAACTTCAGTAAGCACTACAAGTATGCCTTTCAATACAAGAGAAGAGGCGCAAGCGTGGGCTGAAAAGAAAATATCTGAAGGCACATACAACTATGTCGTCTTCGATGAGAATCTAATCACCATTCTTGACAAGAACGATAAGCCTGTTGCTGGCGAGTTGCCGACAAAGCAACCATTGGGTGGTATTCAGTTCATGCCGCAACGTCCAGTTGGTAAAACTCAAGCTGGATATGATTACACATATTTAGACCAAGCAATGGCAAGAGGCAAAGATGGAAGGGTTGCATTAACGCGACCTGTTCGTGCAGATGAAGCATTGCCGTTGCTATCACAACGAATTCCAATAACTGAACAGGTTGATAAAGATTCGTTTGATTATACAAGACCAGCGGAAGTTGTATTTTATCAACATGAAAATAAACCTGTATCGTTTAAATACGATCCAGAGCTTATTGAAAAACCTGTTTTTAAAGACATAGCTACAGAACACGCAGGAAAAAATGTTCAGCTTGCAATGGCAGACAGGCAAACTGCCACAGGTGGAGATATGGGAGGAATTATCTTCCCGTGGTTGAAATCAAATGCTAATGCAATTATTATTGGTGATGATGGAATAAAATATAGGGCTGTTTGGGGTAATAATGAATGGAAACCAGTGTTTTCCATGAAAAATAAAAACATCAATTTCAATGCGTCTAATTTATTGACATATTTGATGGGTGAAGATGCTCATGCATCGAATACAAGGGAAGTAAGGGTAATTTCAAATGAGATTGAAAATTCAAAAATATCAAGAAATCAAAAAGATTTATTTTTAATACTTGCTAATATTGGAGTTAAAAAACAGAAAAGAGCAGATCAACAAAAAAATATAAAATCTGCAAATGATAGTATTGAAGAAGCGAAAAAACTTACCCAAGAATCAACTGATAAAGAAGAAATTAAAAAATTAAAAGATTTAATTAAATCAAAAGAAAAAGATATAGAGATAGCTCAATCAAAATTTGATAAATTTATTGAAACTTCTGATGAAGAATTAATTAAACAAGTAATAACAAAATACAAAACTTCTTACACAAGATTTAAGGGCGGAACTGGCAGCGAAAACAATTTCATCAAAAATCAAAAAGCATTGAATGAATTTAAACAAACAAAATCATTCAAAAATCTGCTAAAATTAGTTAAAAATAAACAACTAATAAGTTTGGATGATACTTTCAAGGGAAGAAAAGCATCAATTGCTCAAATTTTAGGACTTACTATTGATGATTTCAATGTTGATAATATTCTTAATGAAACAATGGATTTCAAAAACGGAAGAATTAATCAGATTGTTGGCAGCGTTGAACTTTCCAGAAATCCAGATTTGATGGCAGTGTATTTAGGTGATGATCCTAATCAAGCAAAACGCATGACTGCACAAGAGGCAAGGGCGGCAGCGCAATTGAAATCTAATCCAAACTTTGTTCCGCACGAAGCATATTCTTGGGCAATGCTTGGGCCAGTTGATGGAAATTATTTTTTGAATTCAAATCCAAAAACACATTTGGAATACTTCCCTGATTTCAAAGAAGCATACGCAAACATTCAAGACGATGCTGATAAAAAGAAAAAAATTCTTGAAGGAAACGAAACGACGCTGATGGGTGCAATAAGAGACAACACTCAAATGCCTCTTGCAATGCCTGCAATTTCTGCTAAAAAATAAAACCATGAATAAATACACAGGAATCCAATATTGGGAAGAAGCAGACAGACCATCAAAATTGTCTGAAGAAATAGGTGAAACAGTTTATCCATGTGGTGATGGAACCTACTATGCCGTTTCTTCATTTGCTCCAGAAGAGTCTCACTTTTTAGCCAGCGGAGCAAGTCAAGGTGATCCCGCATCAATTGCTGAAATAGAAAAAGACTAATTATGCCACTACGAAAATGTGCCTCGCAAAATTGCTTCACTCGCAATTTGAAAACTGAAATCAAATCTGGCAAGCCCATCAAGCAGGCTCTTGCCATCGCATACAGCGTCCAACGCAAGGCGAAAACCAAGAAGAAAAAGTAACGGATTGTTTTTCTAATGACGATTCACACTTGGACAATTTTGGTGATTGCTACGGCATCGTTTATTGCTGGTGGTTTCTGCATTGCCGCTGCTTGCTGGTGGGACGATAAATGATCACGCTTAAAAATATTGATCCAGTTGCCATGCGGTATGCGACAACTGGTGACTGGGAATGGTTGCCTAATGGTCATCTCAAATGTTCTGCTGCCGATTACGGCAACGAAGATGGCGCATTTCTCGTCAGCCTGCATCAGATGATAGAAGGGTGGCTATGCAACAAAGCTGGAATCCGTGAGGATGAGGTTAGCAATGATGTTGCCGAGCTTCAGACGGCAACGCAGATTGAGCGCATTGTGTGTGAGGCGGCAGGAATTGATTGGGACGAGCATAACAAGTGGGTGCTGCGAGCAAGCGACGAGGTCGAGCGCAAGCAAGGCGATGAAGTTCCAGCAATCCTACTCAACGGGCCAAGATTTTGGGCTGAGTTGCACTTGCTTGGATTGCGTCACAAGTCAGGAAAAAATATGACTGGCTGGTTGAATGATTGGCGCGATTCACTTCCGTTCAACGGATGCCCATGCAAGGAACATCTTGACGAGTGGATGAGCGAAAATCCTCCAGACTGGAACAGATTTTTTGAGTGGGGTATTGACCTGCACAACGCAGTAAATATGCGGATTGGCAAGCCAACAATGGATGTTGAGAATGCGAAAGAATTATGGATGCAACGACACTTCTAAAATAATTCTTGCCATGCGAAAATAACCGCATAGGATTCGCGGCTCATATGAACATCATCGATACATTCATCAATACACCGATCCTCGTTACGCTCCAGCACTGCTGGCAGGCATTCCTGTGCCTGTCTCCAATCGCGTTGCTCGCAGGACTAACACTTCTCATCACACAAAATGACTAAACACCGAGGTCAAAAACTAAAGATGCTTTCGGCCAAGGGTGCTGGAGACTCATCTGGCATGGAGGAGAAAGTAGACGCATGGTTGGTTAAACTCTCTGGTGAAGTTAGCAGGGCTTGCGATAAGTTCTGGACAACTACAGATGAAAGACGCAGTGTTGACGGCCAATACCGCAAAAACAATCCATTTATAAACGAATAAAATATGGCAAAAATAAATAATCATCCTGCATTTCCCGTGCAGGCATACGCAGGAGATCAACACACACCGAAGGTTAGACCTAACTCTGGCATGGGAATGCGAGACTGGTTCGCTGGACGCGCACTGGAAGGCATATTGGCAAATCCAGATGAGGAGGCTATGGATGCTCCAGCGGAGGAAGTAGCTCAACTTGCATACAAGTTTGCAGACGCAATGCTGGAAGAACGGGAAAAATAATTTATGTCAACATCAGCAACCATTAAATTTGGAGGGCCAATGATTATTTCAAATGGTCAATCAAAGAAGAAGCTATCGAACATGAATGTGTCGGTAGCCAAACCAAACAAAAAAACAAGCAAACTAAAATCAATAAAAAAATGAGCGAGCAAACAGAACCAACAGCAGAAGGATTCAGCGAGGATCAGGTCAAGGCAATTGAACACGTCTTGAAGGACATTGACATTGACGCAGTATCAAAAGACGAAGTGTTCATTGATGTCATCAATCGTCTCAAGAGGTTCAATTTTGAGATGACAGTTGCTCTGTATCTACTCGAAAAGAAAACCATCTCGGACATGGCAAATGCCTCCGCAGAAACACCAGCGGAAGGCGACGAGAAGCCAGAATAAATTTAGACGTTTGGCGACGAAAATTAGTTGAAGTGCGTAAGTCCAATCCTCGCGCACTCATTTTTAAAAAACCATGAGCATTATATCCGATCACGCATCCGACATGAAAGACCTGTCCCACAATTGCCCATCGTGCGGCGTTGAGTGGGTTGACCACCGAGGCCCAACATCTCTCTGCGAGCGTCTACAAGAGTGCAAACGAGTCATTGCTGACTTGCTGCATTATGTAGAGCAACCAGACTACACACGCGACATTGGCGAGATGGAATGTTATTTCGACACCATCGAAGACGCTGAAATTATCTTGGAGGAGTTCTAATGGATTTTGATACACGAACACTAAAAATAGCAGTGATACCAAAAGGCGAAAAAATATTTAACAATCAGGTTACGCAAGTTGAAATTGTTGACGAAGCTGCCGGAGAATATGTGGAGGTTTCTAAATGCAGTGAAAGTTATGATGGGAAAATTGGAATATGCAAATATGAATGGCCCGCAATTCGCGCAGCAATAGACAAGATGTTAAAGGAGTGCCGAGACTAATGGACACCATCAAAAATTCGGAGTGGAGCAGGAACGGCAAGGGCGATGATGAGCGTCCTATGGATCGTAAAAAGTTTCGTTCAAACTTTGACGAAATAGATTGGTCTGCTCATCGCAAAAGCAAGTCAGAAGACATAGTTCCATACGAAGACGACCGCAGAGCCTGATTTGATCAGCGTTTGCGAGCGTCAATCTTTTTTTACAATTATTTTTCTACGCTGAAAAAAATTGTTGCGCAGTGTTTATGCGGTTCTGCGAGCATTGATGTCCGCAGATGTAGATTCCATGTGGTTCTACGGGTTTGAAAAAAAGTTTAAAAAAAACTTTACATCGAAAAGCCGTGCTGTAGTTTTGATTTCAAGCAGACGGCACAACGCCAGAAGCGCAATAAATAAATACATACATACAATGAATCCACTACTAAACGAAATCCACGATCTGTTCGCATTCCAGCTCAAGCAAGCACAGCGGCATGATCTCGACGAAATCCGAATCACAGTGCCTCGCGCAAAATCGTTCTGCAATGCAATCCGAATTGCCAAGCACCATGAACGGGTTAGTAAAGAATCGCATCCAGCAAGAATCTTCCACAACTGGGCAACAGTTCAGATGTCCGCAAAATGAGTGCTGAATTCGCAGTCACTTTATTCTTGCTCTGCATTGGAAGCTGCTATGCTTGCTTCCGATTGGGGCAAGAAAATGTCCTTCATCAATTCCGCAATTATTGCGACAAACAAGACCAAAACAAAACAACCAAAAAATAAATACATATGAGTAACGCAATCGTAGTTCACAACCAGTCCGTGTCGGACATCGAAACAATGGCAAAAGCCATTACCAAGTCTGGCCTGTTCGGGATCAAATCTCCAGAGCAAGCAGTAGCACTTATGCTTGTTGCTCAAAGCGAAGGCAGGCATCCTGCTAGCGTAGCCAGCGAGTTTGACATCATCCAAGGTCGTCCTGCATTGAAGTCACAAGCCGCACTGGCTCGCTTCCAAGCAGCAGGCGGCAAGATTCAATGGACAAGCCGAGGGCCAAGCAAATGCTCCGCGAAGTTCGCTCACGCTCAAGGTGGAGAGCTTGAGATAACTTGGACAATGGAACGCGCAAATGCCGCTGGACTCACTGGCAAGGCAACATGGCGGCAGTATCCAGACCAAATGCTTTCCGCTCGCGTTGTCGCTGAAGGTGTACGTGCAGTATTTCCTGCCTGCTTGAATGGAGTCTACCTTGCTGAAGAGGTGCAGGACTTCGACAGCAAGCCAACAAACATTAGGACATCAGCACCAGTTGTCATAAAGGAAGCAACACCAGTTGCGGTTGAGATGGTGTCTATCGAGGACGCTCCAGAAATCTCGTGGGACGCTGGAAACTGGTATGATGGCATCAAGGCAAAAATTGACCCTGTTGCAGATGCTGCGACTCGTTTCCTTGCTGCTAAGGGACAACTCACAGATGGACAATCATGGACTGACCTTGGTGAAGGCGCATACCGCCAACGCATTTTGGAAGCAACTGACAAGTTCATCGCTGCTTTGGAGGCATTCAAATGATCCGTCACTCATCACTGCCTAAGTTAGAACAGTGCGCTTGCTACGAATCCGCTGGAGGTGACTCTCCAGCGGCAGCAAGAGGCACACGGATGGACGAGGCATTCCGCTTCGCGCTATCTGGAGACGCAAGCAAACTTGACGCTCTGGAGCATGGCGAAAAGATGGCAGTTGATTGGGCAGTCAACCAAGTGCGTTTAATTGCTGAAGGCGAAATTATCATCTCAGAGGAATCTGAACTCAAAGTTCAAACACCGGGACTTGAGCATATCGGAACAGAGGATTCACGCATCCCATCGAAATGCATGAGCCTTGATCTAAAGTCAGGTCAAATCCATGATTACTTTTCGCAGATGGCGGCATACGCATATGGCAATATGGAACGCGACTTTGCTCCAGAATGGACTTGCCGCTTGTTGTTCTGCGATCAAAGACGTGTGGTGACACATACGTTTACATACGAGCAAGCGAAGATGGTTGTAGAAAACATTCTGGAGGCCGTTGCCGATCCAGAGAAGAAACCAACTCCGTGTGAATATTGTGGCTGGTGTAAAAATAAAGAAGAGTGCCTTGCACTTGGCAAGGCAGCATCCGAGACACTGGAGATCGTTGATAGCGATTTAAAAGCCAACCTCGCGCAACTGAAGAAGTATCTGGCAGACTCGCCAGAAACGCTCGCGGCATTTATTACAAAGGCAACAATCTTTAATGATGAGTTGGTAGATTGGGCAAGGGAACTTGCAAAGGAAAAACTTTTCGATGGCGAAGAAATACCCGGTTACAAGTTGCAGAAAGTCAAAGGAACAGATTACATAGATCCAACTCAAGTTGCCAGAGCGTTGTCAACATCTGGAGCAACGATGCAGGAAGTTGTTAAGTTCCTCGGAGATAAAGTAAAAGCATTAGATATGCGAGATTTTCTTGACAATCGTCAATGCGATTTTCAATTTGATGTCATTCAAGGAAAAGGATATACTAAATTAACTACAGACAAGAAAAAGAAGCACAATTAATAAATAAATACATAAATACATGAATATCAGACAACGAAATAAATGGCTTGATGGTTTTAATCTCCGCATTAAAACTCAAGAAGAATGGATTGAAGACATTATGAAAGTGCCAGCATATGCTCGCGCATTAGTTGCTCGCATGATCTGGTGGGACTATGCCAGCGAAAAGTTGAGCAAGGACAAATGGGAAAAGTTTGACCAGTTCCTTGTTCCTCCATACGACGATGTATCTCCACGAGCATTGATCAATGGATTGATAATTTGCGGATACACTAAAGACCGCGCCAATACCAGAGTAAGGAGGGCAGCATGAACATATATCAAAAAATTTGGTTTGATTATTACAAAACATTTAACGCAGATGAAAAATATAAAAAATATGACAAATTTTTATATGATTATTTAGTAAAAAATTCTAATTCAGATAAAAGGAGGACAAAATGATGGGCGGTTACAATCTCAAGGAAGCTGGATGCGCCAAAGTCATCGATAACACTCCCGATGACTGGAAGGAAGCAACGCTTGCAATCATAAAGGCAATGGCATCCAGCGGCATGACATTCCATGCAGAAGATGTCCGCAAGCTCGCTGGTGATCCACCTAACCATCCAAACGCATTCGGTGCTATATTCAATGTAGCGCAACGATTGAAGTTGATCGTCCGTGTTGGTGACATAATCGCCAAACGCGACAACGCACACGCAAGGAGAATTTCGCTTTACAAAGGCGCACGTTACGCTTAGATTAGTGTAGCTTCAGTTGAAGCGCATCGCTTAGAACCCGATGTCAAAAACACCCAAACAATTTCCCTCGCCTCATGGCATTGTCGTTTGATAATGCGGTTCTACTTGAGGCGAGGGTTTTCTTTTATTATGCAGTTTAAAATAGAACAATACGAGAGATGCCAGACAATGGCAGAAGGATCAATCGAGGATCACTTGATTGGAATTACCAAACCGACAATTGATCGGTTATTGAAGATGGACAATCCCGGCGATTGTATCGCGCTTTACACATTTTACGCCTACACTCGCAAGTGGCAGAAAAACACGGCAGTTCATGCAACATCAGATTATGCCATGACTGGTCTTCAGTGGGGTCGAGATAAGTTCACAAAAGCAAAAGCTCAACTCAAGGAAGCTGGATTCATTGAGGATGTCCAACGCAAGGATGCCAGCGGTAAAGTTATCGGTTGGTATGTCGGAGTTCGCTTTGCACAGAACGCAACTCTTGGCAATTTCCATGTTGCAGAGCTACCAGAAAACCACCCTACGGGTTTCCCACAGGGTGGTGAATCCACACTGTGGAAAAACCGCACCCAAATACCTATTACTAATAACAAAATACCTAATACTAATAATGAAATACCTAATAATATAGAAACACAGCAGGATTTATTACCTTTACCAACTGGTAAAGGCAATAAACCCACCAAGGCAACACTTAAAAAACCAGAGTCAGTTTCTCAACAAGTTTGGAATGATTTCCTCACACTCCGCAAAGCTAAACGCGCACCACTTACAGAAACCGCATTGAACATGATTGAAAAAGAATCTGAAATTGCAGGCTTGACACTCAATGACGCTCTGACAGAATGCGTCACCCGTGGATGGCAATCATTCAAAGCTGACTGGGTAAAACCCAAGCAGCAACAGGTTGAGATGACATACTCGCGGGCTTGCTAATACATATATGAAATCACTACCTATCGCCATCACCGCAGAGAAAGCTGCACTATCACTAATCGCAATCGATCCAGAGGTTCTACCGCACCTTGCATGGAACGCTGATCTATTCGCTCTGGAGCAGCACAAGCTGATCTTCAAGGCACTGGAGAGGGTTTACCAGCGGACAGGCAGCACAAACGCACTGGGAGCAATCTCTGACCTCGAAACCACTGGCAAGCTCAACTCCGCTGGAGGAAAGGAAGGAGTCATCGAAGTTCTCAAGACAATCCTGCTCGCGCCGGGAGCTATGTGCGTTGAGACAGCAGCGGATTACCGCTCGCAGTTGCTCAAAGCAAAAGGATACCGCGATGCTATCAAGACATGGGAAGAAGCGCATGACGATGTTTGCGCCATGCGAGCTGACCTTCCAGCAATCGCTGATGCACTGGCTAATGCAATCCAGCCAGAAACCAATTCAAAGAGCGTAAAGGAGCATTTAAGCGATTTCCTTGACGATTTAGAAAACAAGTCACCACTGGAAAACTTTGCCACTGGAATTCCAAAGGTTGACAAACTGCTCGGTGGTGGAATGCGTCGAGGTGAAATGCTCGTTGTCGGAGCGCAGACCAGCGGAGGTAAGTCAATCCTATTGTATCAGGCGGCACTCAACGCGCTACTGGAGGGAAAATCGGTAACGATATTCTCTCTCGAAATGCCAGCGAAATCTATCCTGCAACGAATGGCTTGCAATCTGATCGGAAAGACAATCGTTCCAATGCGTGAGATCAATGCAGTGTCAGACTGGAAGACAGTTGCCAGCGCGAAAGACATATCAAATGCAATTGAGCAATTGATGAAGATGAACCTCACGATTCGCGACGATATGTCCGAGGTTGGCGAGATCATCGCAGAGGCTCAACGTCTCGCTTCACTTGGCAAGGCAGACGTAATTGTGGTCGATTACCTACAAATTGTAACGATGCCTAACGCCGACAATAGAGAGCAGGCAGTGAGTGAACTATCACGTAGACTGAAGCTGACGGCACTCAAGGCAAACTCCGTGGTCTTGACGGCATCGCAACTCAACGACGATGGCGCAGTGCGTGAGTCACGCGCAATCGGACACCACACAGATTTCCTGCTCATAATCTCGCATCCTGACGATAAAAAGAAAGAGCCTGCTGGCTACCGCAAAACAGCACAAGCGCAACCAACGTCACGGATCAGGATAGACAAGAATCGCCGAGGACAACGAGACGTGTTCGTGCCAGTGAAAATGCGCGGAGAAATTTCACGCTTCGAGGAAATCCATGAATAAAGATCACGCATACGAGCATTGTCTCATGCTCCTTGAAACGAGCATTGGAATCTGGGAGAACCGCATCCAGTCTCGATTTGCGCTTGCTGAGAAAAACTACCAAGAGGCAAGAAAAATATATGAAAAAAATTTCAGCGAGTCTGCAAGCGGTTCAGCGGAAATCGAAGACCGCAAACCCAGTATTGATGCGGTTGCGGAGTGGGATGCTTTTTTTGAAAATAATGTTGACCCGTTTTAGCAATGCTGTAGATTCATTCGTGTTCAATAAAAACATTCATTCACAATCAATAAATATATATGACAATCACAATGACACCACTGGCTGAAAGACTGATGGAAGAATTCCCAGAAGACTTCCAAGAAGGCGCGGATGCTCAAGACAAGATCGAGCAAGGACTGGATGGAGGAGAACGCGCCAAGGCAATTTGGGCAATCGTTGAAGAAAACACCGAAGACGCACTATCACCAAAAGACTTTGCGTTCTGGATCGGACAAGGCTATGGAACAATCTAAACCTAACCCCGGCAGCAAAGCAGCAATCGAGCAAGGTTGCACTTGTCCTGTCATGGATAACGAATATGGCGCAGGCTACATGGGGATGGAGGGAGTATTCATTTACTCAGCAGGATGCAAGCTCCACAAGTCGGACAATAATTTAAACAAACAAGACAATGACAATTGAATGCGCACAAGAAAATGGTTTCGTGCCGCTAACTAATGGCTATAAACTTCCACGGGAGAAGTGGATGATGGATAATGCCATTAAGGACGCGCAACGAAATAACAAAGAAGTTTGCCTCATCTCAACCAACGAAGGCGTTGAAATCTGGCAGAAACCAAAAAACAAACTAGCAACAGAACAAGAATAAATATGGAATACGATAACACTAATCGCGGATCGCTCTTCAAAAACGACCGCAAGGAACAGGATAGTCACTCCGATTACAATGGCAGCATCAACATTGAAGGTGTAGAATACTACATCAACGCATGGATCAAGGAATCCAAGAAAGACGGCAAGAAGTTCTTCAGCCTATCAGTTAAGCCAAAAGCTAATCAAAACGCGCCACAGGCCAAATCTGCGCCAGCAAAGGCTAAATACGAAGGACGCAAGAAAGACGAAGAAGGCGACGATATTCCATTCTGATTGGAAAATCGCGCACGGCAGATAATAATGGATGCAGTGTTCGCATTTGACTCCTTCGCGCTACATATTATCAATATATGTAGTGTAAAGACGACAACGATAAACAAATTCCATTCTGATCTACTGGTGTAAATACTGGGGGCTGCGCATCCACTCAAACGCAGAACTTTTAAATGATTAGCCTGCAAGAAACATTATTTGACCTGTCAGAGTATTCGCTGGAATGCGATGAAAAGAAAGGCAATGACAACGCAAAAACTGGAACATTGTCTGAAATCATGTTCGCTATTGAGGCAGCAAAAAATGGATTTGATGTTTTCATGCCAATCGGTCACGCTCAAAAAGCCGACTGCATAATCTGGAAATCACCAGCAAAACCAATCAGCGTTCAAGTTAAAAGAGCAGGATCAAAATCAATAAATTCTTATCAAATATCAACGTCATCAAAAAAACCATCTTGCGCTGCAAATCCAAATGACAGAGGCTCACTTTACACAAATTATCATGAAGGAGACTTTGACGTTCTTGCAGCACACATCGCACAACAAAACTGCTGGGCATTATACAGACTCAAAGACATATGTGGACAATCATCAATTCGATGGAATGGATCACCAAGGAATAACTTTGAACTGCTGAATCATATATGAGCATTAGTATTAATTTTTTAAAAAAACTTGGCTACACTGAACAACCAGATGGATCATATTCACCTAATCATAAAGGGATACTTAACACCCTCGCTAAACACGCTCCTAAACAAACACTGGACGCACTACGCAAGGGAGAAGAAACTCGCAGCAAACGCACTCACCTCCGCATTACAAGATATTCTTGCAGACCACTCGATTGCGACAACTACGCAGGAGGTTGTAAACCAATTATTGACCAACTACGTTACGCTAAACTCATCCGCGACGACTCGCCAGAAGACATCGAAGTTGACTTCCGCCAAGTCAAGGTCAAAACCAAAAAAGAAGAACGCACGGAAATCGAAATCAGCGAAACTCGATGATTGAAGATGATAGCAACAGAACTGTTACTTTCGAGGGAACATCGCACAGCACTGCCTCGGTTCCCGAGATAATAACAACAACTCAAAACACGTCAAGACTTATTTTTACCCACTGCAAATAAATTATGAGCGAAGAAGTTACAAAAGAGAAAAATAAAGGTGGAAGACCGACAATTTACACTCAGGCAATAGCTGATGAGATTTGCGAACGTCTCGCACATGGTGAAACACTGCGAAAAATGGTGCTGGATGATCATATGCCGCCAGCAGGAACGATCTACAGGTGGCTTGATAGCAACGAAAGCTTTCGTGATCAATACGCACAGGCGCGAGTTCGTCAGGCAGACTATTACGCAGAGATGATCATCGATGAATCCTTTGGCGCACATGACGCAAGCATTGGTCGTCTACGCATGGACGCTCTGAAGTGGGCATCCAGTAAGATCGCTCCCAAGAAGTATGGCGACAAGATCGAGCTTGAGTCCAATAACAACCAAAACTTGACGCTATCCTTCAACATTCCCAACCGAGGCAATGAGCGTGAAATCATCGAACTTGAAGATGCTCAACGCTTAACGCTGGAACAGGGCGAGAAGTAGTCAATTATCTACTACACAGATTATATGAAGTTATCAACTGAAACCGCAGCGGAAACGCTTACTGACAAGCCATATACAATGGAAATTGAAGATGAAATTTATAGCCTCAAATCGACCATCAAGGCACTTCGTCGCAACATTGTTGAGGATAATTGTTACATTGACGCACTGGAGGAGGCTATCAGCGATGCTAAACTCGCCTTCCATGCAGGCGCATCACCATCAGATATATATAACGCACTGACTCGCACAGAGATCAAAACTAAATAGAATGAGATTCCATATATTAGGACTACCGCACACTGTTACCAGCAAAGAGTTTAACGCCTGCGCTTACACACAGAAAGTAGTTAAGTTCGGGAAGATGATGACATCCCGTGGGCATGAAGTCATCCACTATGGGCATGAGGATAGCGTTCTGGATTGCACGGAACACGTTAGCGTATTGACCAACGATGACTTTGCCAAAAGCTATGGTTCACATGACTGGCGCAAGACGTTCTTCAAGTTTGATACCAGCGACCACGCCTACCAGACCTTCTTCACCAATGCCATCCGTGAAGTAGGCAAGCGCAAGCGCAAGCATGACTTCATTTTGCCATTCTGGGGTAGCGGTGTTCGTCCAGTCTGCGACGCGCATCTAGACCTTATCTGCGTTGAACCCGGCATAGGCTACGCAGGAGGTCACTGGGCGCGTTGGAAGGTGTTTGAATCATATGCCATATACCATGCGTATTGTGGATTATCTGCCGTTGGTTCATGCAAGCAGGATTGGTATGATGTCGTCATCCCGAATTATTTTGATGTCGCAGATTTCGACTTCAATAGCGCGAAGGAAGATTATTTCCTCTACCTTGGCAGGGTCTACAGCGGCAAAGGTGTTGATGTAGCTATACAGGCTACGGAACGAGCAGGAGTCAAGCTGGTCATCGCGGGACAGAAAGAGGAAGGATACAAGCTGCCTTCGCACGTCGAGTATGTAGGATACGCTGACGTTCCAACGCGCAAGAAGCTCATGGCAGGCGCAAGAGCATCGTTCCTACCATCGATGTATGTTGAGCCATTCGGAGGTGTCCAGATCGAGAACCTGCTATCAGGCACGCCTACCATCACCACTGATTGGGGTAGCTTCGCGGAAAACAACCTGCATGGTATCACTGGCTATCGATGCCGCACTATGGGTGACTTTGTGGATGCTATCAAAAACATTGATTGCATCAACCCGTGGGACTGCAAGCGATTCGGCAACAACTTCACGCTGGAGAAGGTTGCACCAATGTATGAGAAGTATTTCAGCGATGTCCTTGATGTCTACGAAGGCGCAGGATGGTATGCTGATGGCAACGGAATTGATTCCATGACGAGGTTCTATCCAAGCATTATATGAGCGACTACGCATTTGAATCGGCATACTGGGGAGATTGCTGCAATACATTTGACGAGGATCAGAAGCACTATGTCTATGCTCGTTACATGGGCTTGAAGCACTATGTCTACTCGTTTGATGTAGCAGGCGCGAGGATCATTGACATTGGAGGCGGCCCAACATCAATGCTTCTCAAGACGATCAACCTTGCGCCTCGTTCGCTTGTAGTTGACCCGTTGCATTATCCAAATTGGACATATGACAGGTATTCCGCGAAAGGCATTGATTCGTTGGTTGTGCGTGGTGAAGACATCTACGAAGAAGGATACGATGAGTGCTGGATTTACAACTGTCTTCAGCACACAGATGACCCTGAGCGTATCATAGAAAACGCATTAAACGCAGCAAAGACAATACGATTGTTTGAGTGGATTGACATCCCGCCGCACGATGGTCATCCAATTGAGTTGACAAAGGAGAAGCTGGACGCATGGATTGGCAAGGAGGGCCAGACGATTCAGCTTGCGGAGTCAGGATGTTTTGGTAAAGCATATTTCAACACATACACAAAATGAGTAATACAACACCATACCAGCAGTTCGTGAACGCAATCGTCAAGCCCGGAGCGGAAATCGTTCGGCAGTTGACACCACAGCAAGCGCATATGTTGCACATGGCGGTTGGAGTATCTGGCGAGGCAGGAGAGCTTCTTGATGCCGTCAAGAAGCATTGCGTCTACCAGAAGCAAATCGACATTCCGCACATTATCGAGGAGGCAGGAGACATCTTGTTTTATCTTACTGGACTTTTGAATGAGCTTGACTTGTCACTTGAAGATTGCATTAACGCGAACAAGGAGAAGTTAAGCAGACGCTATGCGAGCGGCAGCTACAGCAACGAGCAGGCTATTGCAAGGGCAGACAAGGTTGAGGAAGTCAAGCAAGAAAAAACTATTCCCGACATTGAGTCTGACTTTGATGACGTGAAGATCGAGCGAGTCTGCAAACTTGATGATGAAGCCTGCGAGTCTTGCCAATGAAAAATATATTACTTGCATCTTGCTTGGCCTTGTGCGCGTGTGGAACGGCAAAGGAAACATACACGGAGAAAAGAACCTTGACATATCCGAAGGGCACTACGCCGAACTTGAAGGAAATGTATCTGCGTGAAGACAAGACTCCAGATTCCGCTCCAGTGGTTGAGCAGAACACATACACTGGCGTTGCTATTCCAGAACCTGTCCCCCCTATTTACAGCGATTATGATTTGCTTCCGAGCAATTCATTGGAGGATGAAAACGAGCGGTTGCGTTTGCTTGCGATAAACAAAATCTTGAAAGGAATGCAATGAGTGATTGGGATGAATACGCACTTGGAATTGCCGAGGTAGTTGCGAAGAAGAGTAAAGACCCGTGGAGGCAGGTTGGTGCTGTGCTGTTGCGGCATGACAACACGATTGCGGCTTGTGGCTACAATGGATTTCCAGCGCATATGGTGGAAGACTGGTCTGATCGTGAGCGCAGGAGGAACTACGTTGTCCATGCGGAGCAGAACGCATTGCGCCATGTCAAGCCAAATGAGTGTCGCTTGATTGCGTCTACGACACTGCCATGCAATAATTGTTTAAAATCTCTTGCATCGTATGGAATCAGGCGTATTGTCTACCGCGAAACCTATCCAACGGATGAATCGACAATTCTTCTCGCGGCAGATTTCGGAATAGAATTAATAAATATATGAATACATACAAAATCACATATAGCTCGCCAAAGAACATATTCAGCGGTGAGTTGTTCACCAAGGCGAAGTCAAGTCCAGATGCCATGTCAACATTTTTGGGATGGTTGCAAGAGCAATCTGTCTGGACGCATTTGTGGAGCATTCAAATCAACATCGAGCAAGTTGAGAATGGAGCATGGATATGAGTGAGACACCAGAGACGGATGCGGCTTACGGGAGGGAGGGCGCGAAATGAAAATTGAAATAATCAAAGGCGATAACAATGCCGTAACAGATTTTTTCTCATCGCCATCAAACACACCAGAGACGGATGACCAGCCAATCATCTACGCCATGAACGATAACGGATACCAAGTGCCGTGCGTTGATTTGGAGTTTGCTCGCAAACTTGAACGCGAGCGCGACGAGGCGATTTTTGATAAAAATACATCTGCCGCAGATTTTTTGAAACAGATACAACACATAACTCTGTGCAAGGATGTTGCGCGAGAAAAAATACTTATAGCTGAAAAGGAACGCGATGAAACGCGAAAGCAATTTGTTGATTTTCTTAACAAAACGGAAAACTATAAGCGTGAGCGAGATAAAGCGAGGGAGGTTGCTGACGGAGGTTTAATAGCTTTAGAGCGAGCTATTAAATACATACCAGAGTCATCGCGTATAAGTTTTGAAGATGCGCTTTGGAGACTTCGTAAAAAACTTGAGGAGGAAAATAAATGAGAGACACGCCAGAAACAAAAGCATTCAAGACACGCATTCGCGGGATCGACGGAGACAAGCATTGGGTTCCTGCTGGGTTTGCGGAAATATTGGAGCGCGAGCGCGACGAGGCGCGGAAACACTTGAAAGAAATAGAGGAATACGGAACAGATGAAATCAACGCTGCCGTTGATCTTCGTCGGAACCTTGCTCAAGCTCTTGTTGACTTGGATGATATGCAATACCAGCGAGACGAGGCGCGGGAGCAAATCAAAGAGCTAATCTATATCTCCGAACGCGCTATTGACTTGGCAGAAATAGATTTTGAAAACGACAAGTTTGGAATCGTATCTGAACTTCGGTATGAATTAAAACAAATCATGCAGGAGGGTGCGAAATGAGAATAGACTACGATAAAGATCAGTTAAGTTACGCTTTGGCAAATGCGTTAAAAGAACGCGACGAGGCACGGGAAAAATACGATGCACTTGCAACCGAGCATATGCTTGTGGTTAATAAATTGTGCAAAGAACTTGACGATGCAAGGGAGGCTTTAATGAAGATTGAGGATTTATTTGTAGACGGCACAGATATTTACGCAGATAGGGAAAATATGGGACTGATTGCTAGAGCGGCATTGGAGGAGGCAAAATGAAAAAATCCGAACTATGGTCAAAATATGTTGAGAAGAATCCATCATTTGATGGGTTGGGAACAATAACAATGTCAGCAAGAGGTTTGCGTAAAATGTTTAACCAAACTTGGGACATTGCGTTTCAGTCTGGATTCAACCAAGAGTTTGAGGATGATGAGAAGGAAGATGATTATCCAGAACCAATTAGGTATAGCGAGTCTGCAATAAACATTTTCGATACGATATTCGGAAAACGATGAATTCACTTGAACAATATATTGAGTATGAAAAACTTGATCCAGTTAAAGCGATGAACGCATTGCAGGATCATGGGATAATCAGCGACAATTGCATTGAAGCAAAAGATGTTATCGATGCAGGAGTTGCAGTAACTTGGCTGGATCAAAACTTTTGGAAAATATGAGCGGAGGACACTTTGATTATGTGCAATATAAGTTGGAAGATATTGCTGATGAGATTGAGAGGATTGTTCAAGAGAACGATTCTAATGAGGTCAACGAGTGGGGAGATCGTATTGGAAAGAATTATAAGGAAGAAACGCTTTACGAGTTTATGCTTGGTGTGACTTTTATTCTTACTGCTGCGACCTACATTAGGAGGATTGATTACTTGCTGTCTGGCGACGATGGCGAGGATTCGTTTCATGCGAGGCTAAACAAGGACATGGGATATGAAGAAGAACAGGAAGAATCTTAAATCATATTTTCCCGGCAAGGACTGCAAGTGCCATGCGTATGATGCTGGAGAGTGCGGGTGTCCTGCTGACTGGACTCCAACGGAAGTTTACCAACTTCGTTATGAGAATGAGGATTTGAAATCGCTTTGCAAGGAGTTCTTGGATATTCTGAATATCGTTGAGGTAAGTGATAGCGAAAGAGAGTTTCATCCAACGCGAATTACTTCATGCCGTGTGCAGGATGGTGTAAGGATAAACAAGATTCTTGCACATATCTGTCGAATTGTGACAGATTCTTGCAAAAAGTAACAATGAAAACAAGTTTTTGGGATCATAGTGGCAAACCATCTGTTTTTGTTGTGAAAGAAAATGGCAAAGAAATTCATCGAGGCGGATTTGAGGAAGGATATAAACTTATCAATATGAGCATAGAACAAGACATCACAAGATTGACGCAGGAATGGTATGCATTGATGGGAGAAGATCATCATAAAGATCGTGACTGCCATTGGTATATTGAAACCAAGTGGAGTTATGGTCAAGTTCCAACATACTGCGTAATCCATCATGGTTATGTTTATGATCGCATCGAGGAAAACTGGAGCAGTTATGAGGGCGCATTGAATAGGTTGCGCGAAATTCTTATTGATGCTATTAAGGAGATTAATGAGTTCAGAGACAACGATCCAAACTGGAGGTAAAATGACAAGAGCAGAAGCACAACGGAAATCAAACGATAAATATATGTCTGGAAAAATTACCAGAGAAGAATGGAGTAAAGAGTTTGATGATTTGTCAAATGTCCGAATTTGGTTAGCAGACGGGAGGATTGAAAATGGAAGCAAAAGCAACTCTTGAATTTAACTTGCCAGAGCAGGAGTGGGATTTTAAATACGCTTGTGCTGGATTGGATGCGCTATTGACACTGAACGACATTGATCAGGAGCTTCGGTCAGCGGTGCGTTACCATACTGGCGAATTTACGCATTACATTGACGAGGAAACTGGCGAGCGGAAGTTTTGCTGCAATGATACATTGCATCATGTTCGCAAGGTTATAAACGAAATGGTTCACGAACGAAAATTGCCAGAACTAATTTGACAGCAGATGTTAAAAACGCAATCGCCTTGGCAGAAAAAATTCGTGCCGAGGTTGATAACGCGACTGATGAAGATCGCGGGATATTGCTTGCCGCAAAGTATATTATAACAAATGTTTCAAATACAACTGGCAACTTTAAATTAGACCTACCATTTGCAAAGAGTGTTGTATTGCAGTTTGTAAACGAACTGCTTAACAAAGATCAATTTGAGGCAGCGGCAACTGTCTTGTGGGGGCAACAAGTTTACGACTGGCGACCACAATCTTCGATGGATACATGGAGATGCTTATTTGATCATGATAAGTTGCTTATTCAGGGTGCTGGAGCGATGGGAAAAACATTTGGCGCAGCGGCATGGTTTCTGCTGGACTGGATGCGTGACCCTCACTACACTTGCATTAAAGTTGTTTCACTTACTGCTGAACACGCTCAACGCAACGTATTTGCTGCTATTAAAAAGTTTTATACGACTGCATTGGTAAGACCAGAATTTGATGGAAGCGAAACGCTTGTAAAAAGCATACAGGCAAATAATGACTCAAAGAACGGAATTCATCTTGTAGCTATCCCAAAGGGTGATAGCGGAACTGGAACTTTGCGTGGTTTCCATCCAAGTCCAAGAGCAGGCAAGCCACATCCAACATTTGGACAAATGTCCAGAACTCATGTTGTGCTGGACGAAGCGGAAGAAGTTCCTGCTGGCGTTTGGGAAGGTTTGCAAAACATCTTGTCCGCAGCGGATACGGAAGGCGCAAAAGGACGCATTAAAATTTTTGCTGCGAGCAACCCAAAGGATAGGACAAGCGAGTTTGGCAAGCGGTGCGAACCAGAGCGAGGTTGGGGATCGGTGGATTGCGAGGATGACTTTGAATGGGAGTCACGCGATGGTTGGCACGTATTGCGCCTTGATGCCGCACGATGCGAAAACGTCATTGAGCAGAAAATTGTTTTTCCCGGCTTGCAGACTAACGAAGGCTACACGGCATACGAAGCGAAAGGAAGAACCGCTGAATATTACTGTGCCGACACAGAGACGGAGGTTTTATCAAAGCGTGGATGGTTGAAGCACGATCAACTTAATGTTGGAGATACGATTTATACTGTAAATATTGATACTGGTTTTGCAGAGTGGCAAGATGTTAATGAGGTATTTGCGAAACATTATGATGGAAATCTTGTGTCTATGGAGAGCCGCCACATTTCTGCTCTTGTTACTCCAAATCATAGGTGGGCGACAACAAATAAACAGATACTCAAAACAAAGAAAAATTTTCGCTTTAAAATCAAAGAAACATCAAATCTTGCAAAGCATGACATGATTCCGCTTTGCAGAAAATCTATTGATAATGAAAAAATATATGATGAAGATTTTGCAGAACTAATTGGATGGATTGTTACAGATGGAAGTTTTAGTGAATACAATAGAGTTTTTATTTACCAATCTCAAAAAGCAAATCCACATAAATGCGATAAAATACGAGAACTTTTAATTAAATTGAGACATCCATTCCAAGAAGAAGAATATAATGGAATGATTCATTTCAAATTTGCGAATAATCTTGGAAGAATGGTTAAAGAAGCAATTCCTAATAAAAAACTAACAATTAATTTTATTGAAAAGCTAAACAATGATGGAAGGCGCAAACTTTTCGAGTCAATGGTTCTTGGTGATGGTGGAATTCAAGGTGGTAGCACAAAATACATTTGCACCAAAGATAAAAAGCAAGCTGAAGTTTATTCAATTTTGATAAACAGACTTGGGATGGCAAGCCGAATACACGAAAGGTTTGTTAAAGGTAATTTTATCAAACAAACAAATTATCAATCTAAAGGCTGCACAATGTATTATGTTGATGCATTGGAAACCAAAAATGTTCGTGTTCAATACATGAACATGAAAGAAGTTCCATACTCTGGAGTTGTTTGGTGTCCAAGAACAGACAACCAAACATTTTTTGCAAGAAGGGATGGAAAGTGTTATTTTACTGGGAACACAATGGCGCGTGGTTGGTTCCCGCAGGAAGGTATCAGCATGGCAATAATTACACCATCGATGCTTGATAACGCGATGGGTAACGTGCGGTTTATTGGGCCTGTAGTGCCTCTGGCAGCGTTTGACTTGGCATTGGAAGGCAATGATAGCGTTGTGTGTTCTTTCGGAAGATTTGGACTTTGTGATGGGTGGACACCGATGAGTGGTCAGTTTATTCCTTTCAAGACTCCGAGAACAGTATTGCAACTTGATTCGCAGATGACATTTCCGAAGGCGGCAACGCTGGAGCAAACTTACAACATTATTAAGTTTTGTAAGAACATGAAGATTTCTCCGAACTGGTTGTGCGTTGACCGAACTGGAAATGGCGCAGGAATCCATGACTCGCTGAAAACCTTGTTTGGTGATGAAGTTCTTGGCGTAAACTATTCTTGGGCGGCAACGGACACGCATATCCTCGGAGATGATTCACAGAAGGCGAGCGAGCTTTACAACGGAGTGGTTACTGAATTGTTGTTTGGATTATCCAAGTATCTTGAGTTTGAATACCTCAAAATATCACCGGGATTCCGCAACGATCAACTTGTGCGTCAAGCAACTGGAAGACGCTATATGCAAAAAGGTAAGGGCATGGTGCGTGTAGAAAGTAAAAAAGATTATGTTAAGCGGACACGGCAACCATCACCAGATGCTTTGGACTCGCTTTCAATGCTGGTATTTCTTATGCGACAACGCGCAGGCTCAACTGCGACTATGGTAGAAAACAAAAAAGAAACTCCGCGATTAATGGATCGTGAAATGTTCTCTATCGTGGATAAGATACAATTTATTGATTTTAGCGAATAAATGAAACATATCAAAATTAGCGTATAATCAAGTGTGGTTTGATTTATTTATCAAATATGATGCACTAAGTGGTGATTGTTTGCTTTATTTATCATAAAAGATAAATTATGCTTGCAAGATTTTAAAATTTAAATTAAAGAACACAAAATTATGGCAAAACCTATTATTGGAATGATACCTCCCGGTGGATGGCACTACATGGAAGGAGATGTGAAATTGACATCTCATTCTTATGAAAATCTTTTGACAACAGTTCAAAATTATCGTGCGGAAAATCATTTGCCAATTGGCGATGTCGAGGGCGATGTAAGCAGTTATCTCTGTTCTAACTGGCCTAATTTTTGTCATGGAGTTGACATGGTTGTTGTGACTTCAGTCCATCCAGAAACAAGTCAGCAAACTTTGTTAAACGACATCACTGTTTGGGCAAAAAACATTTTGAATTCTGGCAAGAAAAATTTGCTCGTTTCTGACGAATTGGCTGAACAACGAGCGCAAGTTTGCAAGGCTTGTCCAGAAAATAAATCGTGGAAATCGGGTTGTGCTTCATGCGTTTCTGCTGCTGAACGTGTGTCTGCCAGTATCAGAAATGGCAAAGATACAGAGACATCAGTAAAACTTGGAGGTTGCAATGTAATGCGACACGATAATCGCAGTGCAGTATTCATGTTCAAAAAACAATTTTCATCAGCATCAAATACACCTAAAGATTGTTGGATCAATTTGAATAAATAAAAAATAAATTATGGCTGACGTATTAAAACCGTTACCAGCAATAGTAACAGATACCTATGCGACAAAATCTCCTCGCATTACTAACGCTTATGACAAACCTCGCATTCTTGATTTGGATGTTATTGATCCCGCTGTTGGGAATAATGATGTTGTCAATAAAGATACTTTGCAGGTTAAGCGAACATTTAAAGATGCCTCGCAAGCTCACTCTGCGTATCGCAGGCTTAAGCAGCAGAATGTCGAGAGGAACAGAAAAAACCAACTGATCCAAAAGAAGCTCAACAATGAGCCTCCATACGCTGCGAAGAAGCTGGAAAGCATGGGTCAAAATTGGCGTTCTAATCGTCCTACTGGTTTTCTTTCCACGATGGTTAGTCGAATTCAACCTCCTTTTAGGCAGGTCATCGAGCAGGCTACAACTCTCACCTTCTCCAAGTATCCAGTTGAAGGAGTAGACGCAGAAAACAAGACAAAAGTTTTCCGCGAAGAGATTACCAAGTGCATCCGTGGTTGGAGTGGTCACGATGACATTGTGGCACAAGTTGTCCATGAAAATACCACATTTGGATTTTGTGGTCTATGTTGGGACGATTTGCGCGATTGGAAACCAGAATTTTTGCGCCAAGATTATACGTTCTTTTCCATTGAAACTCCACAGGAGGTTGACGCAACTCCAATTTGGGCGCGTAAACGCCGATACCAGATCGCGGAATTACTTCCAGTGCTTGAAGACCCGCAGATGGCAGCAATGGCAGGCTGGCATATCAAGAATCTTATTAAGTCAATAAACAACGCAATTCCCGCTGGTAGAACTCTGGATTCTGATGATGATGCTCGTCGATACGAGGATTGGATTCGTGAAGGATCGTATGGCGCAAGCTACGAAAATGACGCGAAGTATGTTGAGCTTGGCGAGTTGTTGGTAAAAGAACCGCACGGCAAGATTAGCCGCTTTCTTTTTGACGATAAAAGCGGAGACGAGATTTGCACACAGATTGACCGATACAACGCAATGAGCGAATGCCTCGCATTGTTTGCTATCGAGATTGGCAACGGCAACTTGATGGGTTCCCGTGGTGCGGGACGTGATTTATATAATACCCATATTGCAGTTGACAAAGCTCGAAATCTTGTTGTGGACAATGTTTACCTCAAGGGAATGCTGTTGCTCAAGAAAGGCCCGAATGCAAAGGCAGGCGCAGCACCATTAACTGTCCATCATCCTATCTGCTATATCGCGGAAGGATATGAAGTCATCCCGCAGAATCTTCCAGCGGATGTTGATGATTTCCTGCGACTGGATCAATTTATCTCTGGACTTGCTGAAATTCAAGTTGGCACGTTCCTCCCCGGAATGCCAATGGAAGCGCAAGGCAGTAATCGCACCGCATCTGAAGTCAATCGCGTTGCTGCTATCGAGAACCAACTTCGTGAAGGCATTTTGATGCGTTGGACAAAACAATACTCCAAGGCAGTTGAGCGTATGCAGCGAGGTATCTGTCACCCAGAACACGTCAAGGCTGCTGCCGAACTTAAAACTCGTCTTGACATCGCTCGTCAAATGGTTCCAAGCGCGACATGGGCAAGGCGTGAAGTTGTTGATGCCTTTGATCGGTCTGTCATGGATTTGCCATCGTTCCTTGTTCCTTTCGAGATTCCAGAGCATCTGGATGAAGACGCAATTTTCTGCTGCTTGAATATGTTGGAGCGTAACCTACCTCCTGCTGACATCCTGCTCATGGCATATAGTCCAGCGGAAGAACTCTTGCCTGACACGCAGGCGCAGGACAACGCGATGCTTGATCTGATGATCCAGCGTTACATGGGAAATCCGCAAGTCAACCAAGACGAGTTGCTGAAGCTCGATTGGTCACGCAAGATGGGTGAAAGCATTGCCAACCAAGTTATTCTTCCGAAAGATCAGGTTGAGGCACTTGCAATTGAAGCTACTCGCCAACAGATTATCGAGTTGCAATCTATCATTGCTGGTCAAGACGTTCCTGTATCTCCGAGAGACAATGACATCGTTCACCTTGACACGATGGCGCAAAAGCTCATGCCGCTTATTGAGCAAGCTCCCGCTGGCGCGTTGCCTCCAGAAATGGTTGCGCCATTTATGAAGGCGTTGCAGCATTTTATGATGCACATTGGACAGGCTGAAGCTAAAGGCGCAAACTCGCAGCAAGTGACGCAATACAAGCAAGCGGCAAAGCAAGCGTTTGATCATCTCACAGCGGGTCACGGAACGCCACCACCAGAAGAGTTGCAACCAGCAGCAGGCGCAGGATTGCCGTCTGGTGGAGGTGGACGCAGGCCAGTTGTTGCACAGGCAAGGGCTATTGGCGAAATGACAGAGCAAGCAGCACCAACACAACTTGGAACGATTAACGCAATCGCTAATCCTCCGAAACCAGTTACAGCAGGATAAACAAAAACAAAATAACACTATGGGCGGATCAAACTCACAAGCACTGAAGAACTACAAAAAATACGCGATGGAAGTAGCGCAACCAGATCGCGGAGATGGGATGTCTCAAGAAACAGCAGACGCATACGCTAAATTTGACAATAACTCATCTACTCCTAACGCATTTGGACGCGATGCAAAAAAAGTTGATCCAGCGTCCGTTATTAAAAAAGAAGATATTAATTTGACTAAAAAGCCAATGTCGTCGTATGATGCCATTGACGCAGGATTGCGATAAGCTATCTTGCAATAAACAAATACATAACAAATTATGAAGTGGACAAGCGCAGATAGCGTTACCTTACGGGAATATTTAAATAAATCTGGAAATAAATTGATAGAATATTACCGCTCGCGCATTCCGTTGTGCGATGGTAAATCTATTGAGGAAGTTGCGTTGCAAGCAAAGTTTAAAGAAGGTTTTGAATTCGCCATTCGAGAACTGCAAACGCTCGCTTTTGAAATTGAAGAAAACCAAGACGCAACATCTGGTAATTTTACCGCAATGTAAAAATACATAGTTTCAGTAAATATATGAGAAAAAAACAACAAGGATTGTGGGCTAACATCCACGCAAAACGTGAACGCATCGCTGCTGGTAGTGGCGAGAAAATGAGGAAAGTTGGAAGCAAAGGCGCACCTACCGCAAAGGCAATTAAACAATCAGCGACAACAGAAAAAAAGAAATAATATGGAAAAGGTAGCGGGTGTATATGAAATTGAAATTGCTGGCTATAAATACTATGGCAGCAGCATCAATATCTACGCCCGTAAGCAAAACCATATAACAAAACTGCGATCTGGAATGCATCGCAATCTGCGACTTCAAAGATGTTTTAATAAATATGGAGAAGATGCAATGGCATTCAAGATACTTGTTCTTTGTGATGAAGAATCTGTTCTTGATGAAGAACAAAAATATTTAGACGAAAATATCGGTAATGATAATTGTCTAAACTTTTGCAAAAGCGCATCTGCTCCAATGGCTGGAATTAAATTTTCAGACAACCATAAAAAGAAAATGTCAGAATCGCAGATCAGAAATAAATACATTTTTTATTATGCGTGCGGCAAAATTGAATCATTTGATAGTTTAAAACTTGCTGGTAATAAATTCAGAGTCAGAAGTTCAATTGTTTCTCGATGGTTTAAAAGAAAAGACCTTGGAAGAAATCACGGAATACTGCAATCCAACAATATTATAAAAGCTGAAAAAATTGGAGATGAATATATTGTTTTATTACCATATAAATACAAACAAGAACCTTGGAAAATAGCTGGAGCAACAAGCAAAACTCAATATTATAGAGAAAAAAAGAAATGAAAACAAAACCCGCAACTGGCAAAGCATCAGTTAAAATAGTAAAAAATTCAAACACTGGGAAAACTCGCAAAATTTCTTACGGACAAAAAGGAGCGAATGTTGATCCCGGAAGCAAGCGAGCAAATAGTTATTGCGCAAGAAGTTTAGGCATTAAAAAAGCACTTCCTAAAAGCAAACAAAACGATCCAAATACACCAAACAACCTTTCGAGGAAAAAATGGAAATGTGCGGGAGCTAAATCAATGAAATAAATTTATGACAGATACCAACGAAAACACAGTAGAACCAGACGTAACAGGATTTGGAAACCCAAGTCTTGACTCAGACCCAATCGACGAAACAACAAGCGCAACAATTGACAATTTGCTTGATGAAGCACTTGGAGAAACTACAGAAAACAATGAAACAAAAACTGAAGAAGTGGTTAGTGAACCAGAGGCAGTATTGGAAGAACCTGCTGCTCCTGTTGCTGAACCTGCAACTGAACCCGCAACCCAAGACGAGCAAGTTCAAGCCGAAGCAAAACTACAAGTCGAAATTGATCCAGAAATCGCAGCCATTGAGCAACCTCGCAATCTCAGCGAAAAAAACCAAAGCAACTGGCGCAAACTTCAAGAAACTGCAAGTCAATACAAGCAACAAGCCGCCGAAGCAGAAGTTCTGCGTCAGCGACTCTCCGAAGCAGAGCAGCGGAAAGAAATCCCGCAAGACTACGAAGAACTCAAAAAATTCCGCGCAATCTTCGACATCAAAAACGATCCAGAGTTTAAGTCGAAGTATGATCAACCAATCCAAAGTGCCAAAGAAAGTATATATGGAATTTTAAGGAAGCATGGTGCTGGAGATGATGTAATCAAGTCGATTGAAGACGCTGGAGGCCCGGATAAAGTTGCAGATAGTTTTTGGAAACAGTCTGCATTTCAGAAATTGCCATTGACAGACTCTGAAAGGCTCAAGCGTGGTCTTGTTGATGTTTCCGAACTCAAGGAAAAGCAAGAAGCTGAAATTTCTCATGCCGCTGATCACGCTGAAGAAATCCTAACTCAACGCGAAACGCAAAATAAAGAATGGTATGGCAAGGAAGTTGAGCAGATTGACAATTACATGGAGGAGATTACAAAAGACCTCCCGTGGGCAAGGTTTGTTGAACCTCTCCCAAACGCGACTCCAGAGCAACTGAAGCAGGTCGAGGAACACAATAAACGTGTTGGAGACTTGGCAACCAAGTTCAACTCTGCATTGTGGCCTACAACGGCACAGGAACGCGCCAATGTTGCTGCATCTGCCGTCTTCAGTCATGTGCTTACAGAGCAGCTACGCACCGAGCAGGCGCAAAAAAACGCGCTCATGGATCAAATCAAGCAACTCACTTCCGAAAACAACAAGCTCAAAGGAAGTTCCAAGTTGCCAAAGCAGACAGTTACAACGCAATCGTCAAATAAACCATCAAATCTGTCTGATCGGATTAAAATGAATGCTTCAGACGCAATTGACCTTGGTTTGGACGAGGCAGGATTGTAAAATATTATAAAGTTAGCATAAACTACGATAAACTTGTTATAAATTGACACTATGGAAGTAAAAATATCACCAGATGAACGCATTACAATGAACGCATTGGACAATTTTGATCCATTCGCTCGAAATGGAGTGCCAACACAACCTGTAAATCAACTGAAAGTTGCAAAAAAGCCCGGACGCAAGCCAAAAGAAGAGGTAAGTGAGCAAAATGAGGATCGTAATGTTGATATTGGCACACAGAACGAGACAAAACCTCTGGAAACCATCGAAAATGCAGTTCCAGAACCGCAAATTGAGGATGAACTACACGAAACATTGCCAATACAGCAAACAATTGTAGAGTCACGATCTTCTGAAGGGTTGCCGAGCTATCGAGCTGAGTTTGCTGGTCGAGATATCTTCGTTGGATTCTCTGCTGTAAAGCAAACAAACCCAATTACAGCATTTTCCATGATTAACATGGCACTTGACTTTGGACGAGACAAAATCCGTTTTGATTTTGCAACAACTGGTAATTTTTATCATGGTAAAAACGAACTTGCTAAAAAGTTCCTTCAGACAGACGCAAAATACCTGCTTTTGATCGACAATGACATTGTTCCATCTATCGGAAGACCAGCATGGGCAAAATCAACGATTGGAGCGGCACAGAACGTGCAAGATTCCGCATTGCAGCGTCATGTAATTCATCGTTTGATCGGAAGTGGAAAATCTATTATTGGCGCAGCATACTTTGAAAACCAGCTTGCAGATTCAATCGTTTGCTCAAACAAAGAATTGGGATCAAAGGCCAAATCATATCCCGAAGAGATTGTGCCTGTAGACTGGATTGGTTCTGGATGTATGCTAATCCATCGTCGCGTATTTGCTGACATTGGCGAGCGTCAAGGAGGGTTCTTCTATCCAGACGACGCATCGTTTTGTAAACGCGCAAAGGATGCAGGACATCAACCGCACATCGACCTTGGAATTCCAGTATTCCAAATCGGGTATAAATCGTATTAATCACAACTAAAAATAACCATTTCGGGTATATGAAACCTAAAATTTATTCATATTACGAAAGTATCCAGACCTTGCCGCAGGCAGAGCAATTTGCTCGCGCAAACTACTGGAAGACATCGTGGGAAAAAAATGGTTGGGATTGCGTGATGCTTAACCGCTCACACGCGCAAGCCAGCAATGCATATCAAAAGTTCATGGCAAAAATAATGAAGATGTCATTTGACTTGCCAATGGACTACCAGCACGTCTTCCCGCAGATTATCGCTCGATATTCCCGCTGGTCTGCGCTTCATGCGGCGGGAGGTGGATGGATGAGCGATTACGATGTTGTCAATATCAATTTCACTCCACACGATGCGGTCAGATTTGAATCTACTCTCAACATCGTTTCTGGAGAACCATGCTACTTGTTTTTTGCAACACGCGAGCATTGCAATGCTGTAATGAGCAAATTTATTCAAGAAGATTTTTTTGTTGACAACAGACTTCGTTTTGAATCTGAAATTCTCGGAGTAGAAGGCAAATTGTCGGATATGCTAAACCAAGTTCGACACATTGAAAAAAGTGACAAGCCAAAGTCTGAAATCATGGCATCACTCATGTAACCATACTCATTCTGGAAGGCTTGAGGTTGGCGGCAAGAGACACTTCGCCTGTTATGGTGATGAAGTGTCTTGAACAATACTCATTCCGTATAGGAATCGGCAGTATGGCATTTCGACATTTACGCTGCTATCTTTATCGGGCCGCACCAACACTCAACAAACACCCATTAGCAACGCCTTCGCCTATCCCGTGCAAACATTGCAATTTTAATCGCAATATTTACCGAACTCGGAATAGCGTGTTTACCCAAATAAAAATTTGAGCGGGAAAATTGGCATGGTTACAGCATATGTTTTTCCCTGTGCGTTTCCGACAAGTAAACCCAAGGGATTCGTTGTCGCTCTCTCGATCATATTTCGCTCATCGATATAGCACCTTTGCGAGCTACTTTGGGGAACTGCGTGAGCTTCATGCCAAGTAAAAACCCGCCTTGATGGAGCAGCACCAAGACGGGTTTATTTTTACCAGAAGGGAAAATGTTTTTCGTCTTGAACCCTGCTCGATTCAAGTAAGATGAAAGCAACCTACGAGACGATTGATTCTATGTCAAATATTTTTTGAAAATATTTTTTGAAAATATTGTTGACAACATTTGAAAAATATTGCAGTCCGTAAATATCTCGGCGAGCCATTCCGTATATGGTGACTCCGTGGAAGTCAAAGAATCCACACTACAGGCCGCACAACAAGCCCAGCGTGCCGGGGCGAACAAACAAGAAACCAAGCAAGATGATCAATTTCGTGACATCACGAAAATGATATTCCTGCAAACTTGAATGTCGTTCCCGAAGTTTTCTAAACAACGGGTCGGTTCAAGCAGAACAAAACCCAAACACAAACAAAACTAAAATAGAAAACTAAAATTATGCCTAACGATTGTATTCCATTGGCGACAGTTCAAAACTTCGCATCTAAAGACGTAAACCGCATCATCGGACAAATTGCCCGTGTGCTTGCTCGCAAATCACCTTACATCAACTCCATTGATGGTGGCACTCTGCCTTCCGTTTCGGACGTTGTTCGTAGCGTTGTTGAGGAAATGGCAGTTCCTGCCGCTTCGCTCGCTTCTCCTACCTTCGTGAATGACCTTTCGCTTTGCGGCGTTGGTGCTACTCCCGATCAGGTTGGCTCGACTGAATATCAGTTCCAGCTTCAAACCCTTCGTGGTGCGGGCCCTCGCGTTTGCGTTAAGCAAGCTCGCACTGCCTTCAAAGGCTCGTATCTCCAAGCTCAAGTTTCGCTTGAGAAAACGATCCTTCAGATCATCAATGCCGACATCCGTTATCAGTATTTGATTCAATGTGGTATCAAGTATGTTGTGGATTCTACCGACACTTTCGCCAACAACCTTACTGGCGATATGCAGCAGATCAACACCTTGTTTGCTAACAAAGTGCCTGACGCGCCAATGAACTTCAAGACCCTCTATCGCATTGGAACTTTCCTCCGCGAAGAGATGCTTGCCGAACCTTTCGCAACGAAAGATGGCGAGTTCTTCCAAGTTCTTGCTTCCGCCGATCAAATCGAAAACTTCCGCAATGACGCTGATGTCAAGGAAGACCTTCTATATCTCTCCGCTGGTAGCTTCAAGCTCGGTGAAGAGTCCATCTCTGGTTATCAGTTCATGGGCTATCGTGGGTTTGCTTTTGGTATCGACCAACAGCCTCTCCGCGCTACTGCAAACGTTGATGGTGTCTTGACTCTGGTCAACCCAATCGTTTCGACTGCCGTTACGAATGGTTTCGCTCAACGCCGCAACCCAGCTTGGGTTTCTGCGCCATACGAAGTTATGTTTGTGATCGCTGGTGAAGCGTTCAAACGCCTTGTTCCTGAGAACTACGTTGGCGAAGGCACATTTAAGTTCGCTCCTCAACTCGCCATGGGCGAACTTGAGTGGACTTACTTCCGCGACAACGATTGTAACCTGTATGGTGATTTCGGTCAGCATATCTATCAAATCCAACGCGCTATTCAGCCACTTCGTCCACAGAACGTGTGCGCCATTGTTTATCGTCGTTGCCCATTTGATGGCAATCCTACGCCTTGCGTAATTCCTTAATCAAATAGGTTGGTATCGGTGGCAGTGTTATTAAGTTGACACTGCCACCTCATCAGCTTACAAATTAAATTATGGAAATTCCGTCGATTCTTGATACAGCAAAATATCGCCATCTTGTTTTAGATGGAGTCAATTCAATTGAAACATCACTTGCTGGTTTGCAGGGATTTCAGATTCCAGAGTATGACGAACTTGCGTTGACATATTACGGAACAACAAACAACATTGCTACTGTTGTATATAAAAAAGCATCTGCCGTTGTTGCTACTCTCACATTGACGTATGCCGTTCAGCCTCCAACTGCTAATGACGCTAATCTTGTTAATGTAACAATTTCTTAAAATGGCACTTAAATTTAATCCTTTTACTGGCAAACTTGATTTTGCAGGAACAACGGGAGGTGGAGGATCGCCTACTGGTTCTGCTGGTGGTGATTTGGCTGGAACATATCCCAATCCTACTGTAGATGGATTGCAGGGAACTCCAGTTTCCAACGCAACGCCAATCAATGGACAAGTCTTGCAATACAATGGAACGAGTTGGGTTCCCGGCACTATTCCTTCTGGCGGTTCTGGTGGTGGTGGTGTAATTTATTATCTCAATTTCAACACAGCAGCAGACGCTCCTGTAACAAATATTCCGCAAACACCAAACGCATCGAAAGAACTTGGAATTGTCGGAGAAACAACCGCAACAAGTTATCTTTCTCCAATTCTCTCTACTGCGAGCTACAACTTTCTCGCATCGTTTGTTACTGATCTCAATGTTCCATCTGCCACAGCAATCCCTGCTGGCATTTGGGATTTCAATATCTTCGTAGAATCAACGACCACAAATTCTGCAAATCAAGTTCGTTTCAAAGTGGAGATTCTTAAATATGATGGTGTAAATGCTCCAACGCTCCTTGCGACTTCTAACGATGTTTACATTTACGATCCTGCTGAAATCAATCAGGAGGTTGCATCTGTGGTCATGCCACAAACTACGATTCTTGCAACTGATAGAATCCTTGTTTACTTGTATGGACGGGCGAATCAAAACAACAATCGTCTTACATTCCATTTTGGCGGAAACTACCCATCGCATACTCACAGCACAATGCCATCTGTCACAGGAACTGGCGTTGCAAAAGTAGTCAATGGAGTATTCCAATCTCCAGCATCCACGATTGTTAATGCTGACGTGTCTGCTACCGCAGCTATCGAAGTAAGCAAACTTTCTCAAGCAACCAATCGAATCCTTGGCAGAACAACTGCCGGAACTGGATCAGTAGAAGAGTTGAGTGTTGTAGGCAATCTTACGCTTGCATCTGGAACATTAACTTCTGCATCGACTGATATTCAAATTTTCACAGCAAGCGCAACTTGGACAAAGCCAGCAAACGCTAAATCCGTAAACATCCAACTTTTGGGCGGTGGAGGTGGCGGTGGCAGCGGAAGACGTAATACAACCTCAAGTGTTGTAAGAGCGGCTGGCGGTGGTGGTGGCGGTGGTTCCTGTGTTTCCATAAATATTCCAGCTTCTATTTTGTCGGCAACAGAGACTGTAACAATAGGTGCTGGTGGTGCAGGTGGTGCAGGCCAAACAATTGATGCAACAAATGGAAATCCGGGCACAGCGGGGGGAGATACTTCTTTTGGTAGCGTAATTGCGCCGGGAGGTTCTGGGGGAGACGGAGGAACTAATGTCGGGGCATCAGGTGGGCTTGGATCAATTGAAGGAAGCGCAGGAGGGCAAGCAGCAAATAACGGAGGTGCTGGTTCTCCTGGTTTTCCTGTAACAACATATTCATCTACGGGATACGGTGGCGCAGGCGGCGGTGGAGGCGGCGGGGTTGCTGCAAACAATGCTCAATTTAATGCTGGTGCTGGAGGTAGATCGCTTCCACTAAACTTTATTGGTGGGGCTGGCGGTAATGCTGGCGGTAATGCTGGAACAAATGGAACTTCAAATTCTTCAGCAACACTTGGATTGTTTGCCGTTGGATCAGGCGGCGGCGGCGGAGGTGGTGGGGCTTCTGTTTCTGGCGGTAATGGTGGCAATGGAGGATTCCCTGCTGCTGGCGGTGGTGGCGGTGGGGCAACTTATTTGGGAGCATCATCAGGAGGAGGCGGAAATGGTGGCGCGGGAATGGCAATAATTACAACCTATTTTTAATATGATCAAACGATACGTTATTCTAAACGCAGATGGAGGATGGTTGGAAAATACTATTCTTTGGGACGGCAATACAGAAACATGGCAACCACCGCAAGGAACTATTGTAAAACTAGAAAACGAAGTTGATTTTTCAACGCTTCCCATACATCCAGATATTTTAAATGATCCAGTCGAAATTATCATTGACATTGAGGAAGCTGGATCGTATTAACACTTTCATTGTTGAAAAACTCAACAAGAAAAACAAAAACACAAAAACTAAACTAAACAACATAAACTAATTATGCCAAACAACGACATCAACCGCACACGCTTCAGCAATCGTCATCGTCTTCTCGGTGATCCAGCAGGAGCAGGCGCACCGCAATCCGCTCTCACAGCAGAGTTGGCCCACAACGAAAACGACAACATCCTCTACATCGGAACTGGCAATGACGGAGCAGGTAATGCTACCGCCATCGTCCCAATCGCTGGTGAAGGTCACTTCTCGACCCGTAGCTACGCTGAGTCTCTGAGTGGTGGAGTTCAATCCGCCCTCGACGCAGAGGTTACTGCACGTCAAACTGCGGTGAGCGAGCTTTCGAGCCGAGTTGACGCTATTGTGTCCAACACGGATGCAGCGGCTCTTGACTCCCTCTCGGAAATCGTCACCGCTTTCCAAGGTGCGGATAGCGACCTCAATGGTGCTATCACCGCTCTTGGCACATCGGCCACATCGGCCATTGGTGCAGAGCAAACCCGTGCTGAAGCCGCAGAAGCCGCCCTCGCTTCGGATATCTCCGACGAAGAGGCCGCTCGTATCGCCGCTGATAACATCCTGACTGGCGATGTCAGCAATCTCGTAAGCCGCGCCAACACCAACGACACTCGTAGCACCGCTATTGA